ATATAGGCCTTTACTGCTACCCCATATACGACTGCGGGCGAAGCACTTAACGGGCCAAAATTATACAAGTCCTCATGCCCCACAGTAGCATCAAAAACATAACTAGGCAGACCTGCGGGCGGCGATAAACTTACCTCATACCAATTATTCCCTGTAACTCCGGTCAGATTACCCCACAACAACCATGAGCCAAATCCAGCCGTCATCGCCGGAGCTGTACCTGGCGCGCCCGAACTGAAAGTTGCATTCGCTCTATATCCAAGGGCATTATTATCACTTGCAGCCATATTAAACGCCGTGTCAGTCATAAAACCAAGCCAATACTGTGTCCCTGCACTTAAACTTTGTGGCGTGGTTAAATTCAAAGTCAAAGGTACACCTGAGCTAATACCTGTAACTGTAGACCCCGCGGACATTAGTGTTCCGGCCGCCCCAGAACTATCCGAATAAATAACAGGCCTAAAGTTCGCCGTGGCACTTGAAGCATTTGAAGAGATTGAAATTGAATTAATTGTTCCCGCTACAACAGGGGTGAAACGTCTCAGTCCCATACAATTCGCCACTGTCGCGACACTACCTTGGGTCCGTTGCCCCGCAGATCCCAATATCGCCGCTCCAAATCCAAACTGTACCGTTCCATCACTTGTAGGAAATGTAGTCTCAACCCTAGGGCTTGTCAAAAGCACCGCGTTATTGGTTGATCCGGTCGGGTCAAAAATGTACAAATCGTCAAATTGGCAAGCTCCGGCGGCACTCGGCTGGGTCAATTGAAACCCATTAGCAAACGCATTGGCCGAGGCTGTCGTATCCCCCGTCCCAGACATTACACTCACACCATCCATCCAAATCTGATACGATGCGGAATTTCCAAACGTAATGTCCCATTCATAATAATGAATACTGTTGGCCGTAATAGAGGTAGGGCTAGTTGCTATAACGGTCCCGCCTACAGTCCCATTTCTAAACGTAACAGTCGAAGCAATTGAAATACAACACTGAACCGTGCCACCATCTAAAAAATATACCCCACATGTTCCTGTAAAAGCAGACGAAATTCTTATGCCGCCAATTAGCCGATTATAATTAGTCGGAAGTACCTTGGTTAATGTACCCGTTCCGCCCGGTTGCATCGCAAATCCAGGACTACTTAGTCCCGCCACGATTGTACAAAGATTACCAGAGGAGTTCCATTCACCCGCCGTCATAAGCAAGGAGGCATATCCAGCATTAGAATTAAGCCCACCGTATTTATCAAACCCGTCCATAAAAATAAGTGCCATGTTACGATGACCTTATGTTCAAGGAGCCTGCGGGGAAACTTACCAATACCCCGGCCGATATAATTTGTGGCACGACCTTTCGTACCATTCCATTCCCCGGCGCGGAAGTATTAACTCCCACTCCGCCATTTGTAACCGTAAATGAATTAGTCAAAGGTGATCCGCCAACAATCAACGGCCCCGTAAAGCTCCCAACCGCAAACGTAGGATTAGTACCCCCATATTCAATCGTCCATTGTACCGTGTCACCCGCCAAATATCCATGTGCAGGAGAGGTAATAATAGCAGGTGTACCACTGCTTACAGTGGCGGGGAACCACAAATAATTCCCCAGAAAGTCCCAAGCCAAAAGATTTCCCGTGGTCAAGGCGTCAAAGATGCCCATTCCAATCGCAGTTCCCCAAGCGGCAGTAGGAATAGGAAATGCTATAGGATTAGCATTTACGATTGAGGATGGCCCCGACCCTGTGGCGGCATTCCAATCTGCCGCCGCAGTTGCCACCCGCGCATACCCGGTCCCCGAGACTTCTGTAAATCCTGTCCCTGCATCTATCCCTACCCCAGTGAACAGGCCTACATGGGCGGTAGGTATAGAAAACAAGGCAGACTTGCCAGTGACATGGTTCAGAATGCCTTGAGACACTCTATCTGTAAAGCCAGTCATTACCGTCCCTTTCTTTTAGGCCAACGCCTTAACGCCATAGTTAAACCCCGCAGCTGTAAAATCCGCAATGAGCCACGGAGCGGAGGTATTGGGATTTAAGGCCCATTGACGAGAATAATTATTAAACGACGTAGACAAGGCAATGGACAACCCGGCCAAATAATCCGTCCCCGAAGTTCTAAGTGACCAATCCATATGTTGGGGGCCGGTGGCCCCAACCTGAGCGCGCGCCTCTTGGAAAAATCCTAGAACATTCCAAGTCCCTGCGGGGGCTACCGCGCCAGAGGGAGACCATTGTGAAAGATCATTATTCACCGTTGTGCTTACGAACGTGCCGTCTGAATTGTTGATTTCGTTTATGTTTCCAACAGTGTTAGGGAGCCATGATTGGGTGTTGCCCGACGCGGTAGCCGGTAAGGTCCACAGGGCCATTCCCCTCGTATCCTGATCGGCCACAATAATTTCCGAATAAAGTGTTTGGCCATTTGTGCCCCAATTAGATAATTCAACCTGATTTAACTGTGTCGCCGAGTCCGTGCGGGGATCTCCCGCAAAATTCACAACCATAGTCCCATTGAGCCAAACCTGTATCCCACCGGACACACTATAATCAATCTTTACATCTAAGGAATACAGTGTTGAGCTTGTGTGGGACGAGGAAAACGTGGCCAAATCAGTCAAAGTTCCCGCCGCATTCCTACTTGAAACTTTCGGCGTACCATACAACGATGCCGATGTTCTAATTACAATCCTTGACACCCCATCAGGACTACGAAAAAGTACATTCTGGCAATTTAAGACCGATCCTGTGTCTGTATCAAAAAACACACAATGAAACCACACAACAGAACTGGATGTGAACGTGGGTAACTGTATTCGGTTGGCGGGCGGATCTGCCGTGGAGTTGCCACTATTTGCCCCCACCGCACACCGGCCATATCCAGCCCGAAACCGCCCGGTACTCGTACTTATCTGAGGAATTTGCGGGAATCCAGTAAATCCAATATCTTCCCCGGTCGCTTGCAAGATGGCCATTTCTAGTTCCTCGCTCCAACGATTGTCCCATAAAGGCCGGCGATTGTACCATCAAACCCTGAATGTGCATACATTCGTAATCTCTGTCCCTGTGTGACATTGAACGAGCCACAAGTCCAAGATCCCGAAGTCGAACCAGCGTGAATAGTCATACTTCCTACAGGCGTTCCCACCCCTGCCACATCAATCAATTGCAAATTAAATACCGCGTCCAATAATGGCGCGATCTGACATCCCGGCAACGGACTTTTAGCCAGGTTTGCGTCAAAATTAACTGTCCACGGAAATTCTGCATCAAAAATCTGATAATTACTATCCCACGGATCCAGGACCAAATCTGTAATAAGTCCTCCGACCGAAAACGGCGTAACCCACAATCCGCGCGCCAACCCCGAACCAGTCAAAGTATAATTATATACCGGCAACATAGATATATCTTCTAGATTGCCCCCAACCGAATTGAAGGATGGAAATTTAAAACTTACCATGGTCCCGATCATAATGGACGGATAAGTATGGGAGAATATCTGTCCTCCGACAAGTCCAAACTGGCCACCTATTGGATGGGCCGAGATTGCCGTGTCGAACATTCCCCGCCTCAAATATGTGTCCAAATCGTACATACTTGGCGCGGTCAATACAACATTAGAATATCCTACAAGTTCCCCATCTACATAGGCTAGGGTAATCCCAACATCCGCATCGCCGGCACTTGCTGCATCTATGACCCCATCACACATTCCCGTGTCCACAGATAACACATTTGTAGTGTCGGGGTCCGAACCGGCCAGGAAATTGGCCGACAACATCCCTTGGACGCCACCCGTCATCATAGTGCCCAATTGGCCATATGAAGTGCCGCCATCTACCGAAGCCCAAATCTGGCACCCGCCCCAATCCTCTGTCGGACCCGTAACAATTATCCACAGCGATAATTGGCCCGCCGAAAGGCTCGGGTTGGGTTCAAAAATAATCGGCTCATTAACACTTGGCGGAAACGTGTCAATAATATCCGTGTAGCCGCCCGATCCTGAAACTTGTGAGTCATAAAGATAAGCCGTTCCAACGCCTGACGGGGAGAGTGCCACGATGATTGTCCTTTCGTTTTAGTACAAGACCTTGGTAGTCTGTAAGGGTTCGGGGCCGTCCAAGATCAATTCTGGCCCTGAACTTAGAAGTTTCCCTTTAGGAAATCTCAGATCTAGGTCGGCCAAATGTCTAAAAGCACTTTCGTTTGGATCTCTAGGAATGGAATTTGTATTCCTAAATATTGATGGGCTGTTTATGGCCCGTTTTGTGGTCCACCAAAAATTACTTGTATCCCCCCTAAATCCACTATAAAACACAACGTCTTTGACTAACGAAAACTTTAACATTGGCGGCAAGACAAGGCCCGAACCCATAACACTATCCACATCGTGGCCATCCACCCACAATATAATCCTCTGAAACCCATCCAACGTCCATGTCAATAACAAATGTTGCCAAGTGCTATTTGTCAAAATTATGTCTTGATCGGTCTGAAAATAAAACTCTCCATCTAAGATTACACTAAGAGACAGGTTTTCATCTATAAAGACCTTTAATTGTATGTGGCCATTACTGTCTATGGCGGTGATTAGATCACAGGTCTCGCCCTTGGGTATTTCCTGATCCATATTGACCCACAGGGATAGGGTGCCTTGAGAACTGTCTTGTAATTGGGGATCTTGCCAAATATAAGCACTTTGACCCGTAAATGTCAGGGCAGCTAATGGTGGAGGTGTACTTACAGGCGCAGCGCCGCCCATTTGTGGATCTTCACATGTAAAAATCAAATCCCCGTTGTCATTTTCTTCAATGGTCAAGATACGGACTGGATAATGGTCCAGGTATGTGTCCCCAGCATGGCCGGTCAACGTGACCATATCCATTGGCTCTAACAAACAATATTGCCATCCCAACTGAAACTTTATCTGATTGTTGCGGATATACATCCGCCGTTGCATAAGTAATTGAATGGAGATTTGGGCCGAATACTGATTACAAAAGGCCCGCCCTGGTAATGAGTCCCCAATCCGTAACCCATACGTATCAATTGCGCCTTGGTCATAAGCAGTTATGATTGTAGAGTTGTAAAAGTTTTTGCGGTCCATATATTCCATTGAGATCCAATTATCTGCATCCGCCGGGTTGGACCTCATCAACATGATTGGGTCATCATCTCCAGGAGTTGGTATCCCTCCCTCTTGGTGTGGGTTCCAGGGCAGAAAATCATCATCCGTCAAATCATATTGATAGGTAAATGTAAACGGATACCAATATGCACCGTTGTTGTTGAGTTCTAGATCCCCATAAGGGACGACCTTTAACAAACGTCCTGACCAAACCATTGTCGAATTAGTCAAAATTATCAAACCATTTAACCATTCAATTGCCTTTTGGTGCCCGTCTAGACTGGAACTTACCAGCAAGGACGCCGCCTGACAGTAATCCCCATATGTATTTAGGATCACCCCATCTGGGTCATGAGTTAGGCGATCCAAGCATTCTGGTGGAAAGCCCGCCCCGTACCTAACATTAGTCAAAAAATCTGTTATTATGTCTCCTGGATTTGCATCGGCGGTATATGCCCCCACATTTACGCCGGTCATCATTCCCGTAATTTCTATCCCTACGTTTGGTAAGACCGGAGATTGTCCAAGGTCCATTGGCGTCCCAGTAACATGCACGGTCCCACTATAACCCAAACTATTAAAACTTGGGTCGGGGGTCTGCCCATCATATCCCAGATAGGCATGTAATCCCGTAGATCCAAACGATGCAACCCCGGCCGAGGAAAAAACTAAATTAGCAGTTGTACCCCCGACAGGGCCTTGACACAAGGCAAAATCTACAAACACGCTATAGTGGCCATTCTTTTTGCCGCCCTTACCCTTACTGCTACCCCCGCCTTTTCCTGATTGGGAGGTGCCACTTAGGGGCAACGATCCCGTCTTGCCTTTTTTACCTTTTGGTCCCTTATAATTCTTAAGATCTATAAGATTGACCTGTTGCCGACACGTCCCATAGATCAATGGGATTACAGATCCTTGTTGTGACGTATTATAATGCAAAGCATTTTTGGCCTGGTGCTGCCAAGCCGTGTTCTGCAAAAACGACTGTTGGGGCCGAAAAATCGAACTCATTTATGTGGCCCCCTAGAGATACGGATCATCATTACAGATCGTCAACGAGGCCCCCACAAGACCCAGATTAGGATATGCCAAGTCTCCGCCCCCGCCACTACCACTTACTCCATAAAAATTCTCCCAATACAAATGATCGTCAGGTTTAAACCCCGCCCGGTTATACGCATAATACGATTGGTCAAGTCCGGGCTGGTTAGGATTTAAATTACCTACGGCTGGATAATGCAAGAATACATGAGGAGATTTACCAAACGGATACTCGCCGCGAGGTCCAAGATCCTTAGCACTTCCGTCAGGGTTCCTAAACGAACTCGGGCTTGAATGTTGCGCCGAACCATCAAACCACAAGTCCTGGGTGCAACCTCTCAGTGTCCCGCCAATCACGCCAAAGTTCGCGCCCGAATAAAATATAATAGTCCGCTCATTTGAATACTTTACGTCATACCAGGGTATAAGAATAGACGATAAAGCAAAATCATAAGCCCGTTCGCCGTCTACCCAAGCATTTACTTTGGGGCTGGCCCAACTAAACAGCACATGATGCCATTGCCCATCAAACTTTAAAACTTCTGGATTAGACAAGAGAGAAATTTTATTAGCCGTATAGCTGCCTGCCACCCAGCCAAACAACCTCCCACGCCAATCTACCCCCAATCCCAACTCCATCCTCACATCACTTGGATCAGGTGGTTGGGTATGAACAAAGAAAAACCTACTATCAAACGCGCCGTCGGGGCCGGTCGGAGCCTCATCTTCGGTAATTTTAACCCATACGCTTAATGAGCCGTGGCGACTATCCGGCGGATGTGTATGCTCCCAATTAAAATTAGGAAATGTAGCATAGCCGGGGGTGGTAGATGGCCATATACAACCCGAAACGGTCATATGTACGGCCTTTTGATGATCCCTAAATGTCTCGCCGGTCATTGGCGCCGCGGTTCCAGGCTGCGGATCTTCCCCTGTAATTATCAAATCCCCATTATCATTTTCTTCAATAGCTGTAATTCGGACCGGATACTTGTCTAGATATTTGTCCCCATGAAGGCCCGTGACAGAGACAAAATCCATAGGTTCCAACAAGGCATACCGCCATCCAACCTGGAACTTCACCCCTGTGTTTCGAACATAAAGTTTGCGCTGAAGAAGAATTTGGAGCGAGATGGAGGCCGATCCAAGGTCCGCAAACGCCCTCCCCGCGATTGAGTCCCCAATCCTGAGACCATAAGTATCTATGGCACCTTGGTCAAACGCGGTCAAAATGGTCGAAGCATAAAAGTTTTTTCTATCTGTATATTCAATACTGTGCCAGTTATCAGCATCGGCGGGATTTGAACGAGTGATAATTATGGGATCGTCATCTCCAGGATTGACTGGCGCGCCATCCTGATGTGGAGCAAAGGGCAGAAAATCATCATCATCCAAATCATATTTAGGTACAAAGTCCGGTATCCAATGAGCACCATTGCGGTTTAATTCTGCATCACCGTAAGGGATGATTTTTAATTGTTTGCCGGACCAAACCATTGCGGAGTTGGTCAATTGACAAATCCCCTGCATCCATTCAATTGCCTTCATATGTCCATCTAAGGCCACACTAATCAACAAGTAATTGGACTGACAATAATCGCCGTAAGTATTGACCCGGCCGGGCAAACGGGTCAGGGGGGCGACACATTCGGGCGGGAACCCCGCCCCATATCTAGGATTAGTCAAAAAATCCGTAATACACTCGGCGGGGTTTGCGTCTTTTGGATTGGACGGCCCAGTGTTAATGCCAGTCATAAACCCATTGATTTCAAACCCAATATTCGGCACAACAGGAGACTGTCCTAGATCTATTGGCGTCCCTGTGACATGGCATGTTCCACTATAATTTACCTTATTAAAATGTGGGTCTAAGGCCTGTCCATCTTGGCCCTCATAAAAATGCAATATAGACGATCCAAACTGCTCGACCCCAGACGACGAATAAATAGTATTGTGTGGGTCGAAATGTACGGGGCCTTGGCATATCGCAACGTCTATATTGACAGAATAATGTTTGTTCTTTTTCGCGCCTTTGCCCTTACTTCCACCTGATCCCTTACCAGTCTGGGAAGTCCCAGACAATGGAATAGATCCTACTTTGCCTTTTTTGCCTTTCGGCCCCCTGTAATCATTCAAATCAATAAGGTTCATTTGCACGCGCACGGTGCCATATATCAATGGCAAAACCGATCCCTGCTGAGACGTATTGTAATGTAAAGCATTTATAGCACTATGTTGCCAAGCGGTATTTTGCAGGAACGATCTCTTGGGTCGAAACAACGAACTCATTGTGCGGCGACCTCTGATATTTTATCCGACATTTCATCTTCTAACATCAAGGGCCTATAAAAGACCCTAGCTTTGGACATTAAATGTCCTTGTGTCCCATCCGCATATATGACCCCGCGCGTCACATACGAATGAATGATACGGGGCCATTCAACTATAATTCCCCCATGCGAAAAGACCCGCCCCACACGATACAAGACTAGATCCGCCGGTAAGGCCTCTGCCATTGTAATTGGCCGCGAAAATCTCTCTACGATAGATTTGTACCATTCCTCTGAACGATGTAGGTGAAAATCTCGTGGATAATATGCCGTCTTGACGTGGGGTATAAATCCACACTCCTCAAACACCCCAAGTAAAAACTGGCCACAATCCACCCCTGCACCCTTGCACCGTTGTAGGTGATGGAATGGTGTCCCTACCCATTCCCCGGCCACCTGCAAAACCTTCTGTCTTCTTTCATTTAACATTTTAGTCTCCTACTGCATTTATGGCCCACATAAGACCCTCCACAATCAACAGCCACAAAACTATGCCCAAAATGACAAACCCCACCCGCCATAAAAATTTCTTCAAATGGCGGTCTCAGGGGGTGGAATATACGGAAACCCGCCATACCGCGCCCGATTTTGAAACGTATTGGTACAGGTGTTTAGCGTGTGGTCACATCCTGGGAAGACGTGAAAATAATCCGAACTTTCCACAACTGGGAAGATCCACGGTTTAAGAAAATACACCGTATTCCAGGGAGAGCCGGGAATAATTTTACCAATCGTTCGCGTAAACCCAGCGTTTAGACCCGTAAAGCCCTGAATTGTACCATTATCATACGACGTTGCAATCGCGGGGGTGAAAGTTGTCTTTATCGAATTTTGGTCCGATCCAACACCGCAGATAAATTCTGCCAGACCAATCCCGGTCGCAGTCCCTAACGCATTTAAACCATTTACCCGATCATATCCGCACATTCCAAATCCAGGCTCCCCAAACACATGGTTACATGCAGATTGGAACAGTCTTCGGGGCATTTGCACTGTTAGGAGGTCCAACAATGATTTGACCCGTATTGCAGTTTTTGTACGTCCTATATCTACATCTCCGACCCGACCATAAAACCAAGTAATTGTTCCCACCACATGTGGGGGAGAACCTGTCAAGAATGCGCGCAAAAGTTCACAATATGCCCCATCGAACAATCCGACAAAAAAGGCATTCTGCCAAGTGATTGTGCCCCCAGAATTGACGGCCAAGATATCCTCATCCCCGGCATACAGGTCAATGGATAATTCATCGACTTGGGGGCCGACCTCGACCTTGGATTTGGTCCGCGCAAACCTCGGCCCCAAAACAAACTCATAAGTCGGCGCGGTAGTATTGGGCAGGGGAGCTACCAATGGTGTTTGGAAACCTGAATAATAAAACGTTTCGCCGGTTATGAGAGTGAATATGTATAGGTCAGCAATCATGACCCGTTGGGAGGTGGGCCAATTATCCAGAAAAGTCTTCAGCGCGGTTGAAGCCAAACGCATCTTAGATCTCCCTAGTACAACACAGATGTAAGTTTTAGTTGCTTCATGGACCACAGTTGATACATGAAGTTTTCGGCCTCTAGATTGTCCGTGGCGAAGCGGACCTTGTAGCGGTAGGTTCCATCAAAAGTAATTGGTGTGCCACTACCGGGGGCGGTCCCATAAGTAATGACCCCCGTATCAAAGTTCGGCACCGACCCAGTAGGGGAAAATGTATAATCTATAGGAATAATTGGGGCGCGAATTGCACTACAAAGTTGGAAACTCTTTGTTGTACCGTCACCTACGGCGACAGTTATGGCCTGCGCCACAGCCGGATCGGCCCGCGTAGTATTATCCGTAGGATCATAAAACTGAAACGGAATACTTGCTCCACATTGTTGATTGAAGAAGTTCCAAATCTGTCGCAATTCATCCCTGGGGGTAGTCACGTCCGCATAGGCATGGCCGCGCAATGGGCCATCTCGTATATCCCACCGATCTCTTAAAACCTCATACGTTAATGTAAAGGTATAAATAGGTAATATATAATCATTTACGCGCAGTTCGCGGCCACTTACGGCCCTCTGCATTCGGGTGGCCCAGTTGGGGCTTTTCATTACGGACCATCCCAACGTGATAGTATTAGGAAAGACATTTAGTGCCATCGCCCTTATCCTGGCAAATTGGGGTTGAAGTTACGATAAGCGTTCCGGTACAGGCCCGCGATAGTATCCCTGTGGTTCATTAGAAATTGGGCACCAGATCGTTGATCTATGGCATTTATGTGGAAGTTGATTGGGGGCGGCGGCATCCCGGCAGGGCCACCACCATTAGCCCCATCTTGTACCGCCTCCGACAAATGCTTTGGAAGAACCATTTCCCCAGGGTGCAAGATTGACAATGTACCCCCTCTTGACAGGTTTGCTCCGCCGCCCATAATCATTCCCCCCTCTGCCGAGGGAATTATCCCACCCTGTTCCAACATAAAGATTGGAAGTATTTTTCCTATGGTGCCAAAAATGCTACCGGCCGTATCTAAAAGTCCTCCACCACCACCCCCACCGCTATCACTTTTATTATCCCCAAACATACTAAAGATAGATTTCAATCCACCAAAAGCCCCACTAATCGTAGACATTGAGGTGGATAGTTTGGCAACTCCATTTTCAGATGATCCAGTGGTACGGGCCATTGACCCCAACGCACCCGTAACCTTTGTTACGTCTGTAGCCAGATCACCCATTTTGGTACTAACATTACTGACATTTTCGGTCAGTTGGCGTACTGCTGTGTTTGTACCTATTGCACCGCCGGCAACCGGACTATAAGTCGGAGAACCTGGAGTAATTTCTGAGACCACTCCGCCTTCTGCATATCCTCTCGGTAGAACAACTTCTCCACCTTGCAAAAATGCAGCCATATCATGTGGAACCTGTCCACCTCCATGGAACTTAGGTAGGATCTTTTCCCACCACGACTTGGACGGCTCATCCTTATCGCCAATTGTTTTGCCTGTGTATGGATTTATATTTGCCGCTTTGTCCTTGTATTTGTCCAATTGTTCTTGGGTCAGCGGAGTAGTAATTTGGGTTACATCTTCGGCCCCAAAATCTTTAGTATCTAATAGTTTTTTGGCCAAGGCCTTGTCTTTGTCTTTTTCGCCAAACAGGGATGCAATTCCTCCCGCTACAGCCAAACCTCCCAATAAGGCAAGCCAGAACCATCCCTTTCCCAGACCCGGATTGGTCTGTACCAAATGATACGGGGCAAAGCCGCGACTTTCATTTGTAAGAGATGTGAGGCCTGGATGGGACGCTACAATGCCTCCATCGGCAAACTTAGGCATTGATCCAGATGGAAACAACTGGGCCATTGGATCAAGGTCTCGGAATTTTAATGCTTCACGAAGGGTAAGCCCTTCATGATGCTGCATTCCATTTCGACCCATAGATACAACATCAAACTTCTCACCTCTAAGTACACTTTCCCGCGCTATACTTGCCTCTGCGGGCTTTCCTGCAAATTCCCGCCCTCCACTTACCCTAAACCCATATAAATCTGTAGTTTCCCCCGTCATCTGAAACATACGTCTGAATGTATCACGGATAAATTGGCCACCAAGTGCTCCGCGGCCATACCCTGCCGCAAATGTTTGACCTGGAAGTTCTGGATTGACCGAGGGCAAGGGCGAACTTGCCAATCCAATATGTATACCTCTAAATTTCTCGCTTGATTTGCGATATAAATCGCCTTCCATTACGGGCTTTCTTTCGCCCTCGGCAAAGGCCCCAAATTCCATATGCCGATATTCTATACCACGAACAGTCTGGCTTTCTGGATTTATAAACTTTAGTTTTTGGAATTTCAGGGCACCACTTTCATCTGCCAACATAGATGGAACGGCGGCGGCCATTTCCCGAGCAATTGGCACTCCCGCTCGTATCGCCCCAATACCCGCCCGCGCAACAGGAAATAAAGTAGAGACGCCAGTTGCAGCTCCGACTACGCCCTGACCAAACGCCTGTAGATATTCCCCCCTACGGGCGGCCAATATTGATTGCTCAATATCTGTATAGCCAATTAGAGATTTGCCAATATCTTTCAATGACGGAACAGGTTCGGGTTTGTATTTTAAAAATTCCCCTTCCAAATTTTGCTTATAAATTTCCTCAACAAGTCCGCCATCGGCAAATCTTTGACCCCGTTCTGCCAAAATCCTCCTATAACGCTTCATTTCGTTAAGTTCGGCTTCTGTACCTCCCATACTGTAATGACCAGCATCAGGGGTACCAAACGTGCTACCAATGGCTATAGACTGGCCGGGATAATACCTATCGCGGGCCTTAAGCATTTCTTCGTCTAGTTTACGATATAAAGGACCGCCTCTCCCCATCATTCCAGGAACAAGGTTTCCCTTCGCGTCAAAAATCCCAACATCAAATGCCCGGCCCATACCATGTTCGGAAGGTTCACCAGTTCCTTTAACGGTAGACCCAGGTCTATTAGCCGAGGTTATTTTAGTTGAAAACCCTCTGGGCAGATTTTCATTAGCACTATCCATCAAGAAGTGAAGTTTTAGAAGTTCGGGGGTATCATATGTCATACCTCCTATTGTAAGATTTTCGCCCCCTGCAATTCCGCCCTCTTGATGGCGTTCAATCCCTGACGGGAACATACGATCGTATTTGGCCCGCTGATTGCGGGTCAGAACCCGTTCCCCTGGAGTAAGCCACGCCAATACAGTATCTGTACCTACAGGACCGCCAAGTGCATATGCAGGTGTAGGCACACTTGTAGGAGCAGGCGGACTTGCCGTAGGTCCGGCTCCAGGAGCCTTAATCGCCGCCAAAGCACTTGCAGCTGTGGATGCGGCACTTCCAAGTCTTCTTAGTTCATTTTGGGCGGCTTCAGCACCACCTATACTATAATGTCCCGCATCCGGCTTATCACTAAATGTACTTCCTACTGCCAATGGCTGGCCGGGATATAACTTGTCCCTGGCCTTTATCATTTCTTCGTCCAGTTTACGATACATGGGACCACCACGACCCATGTACCCTGGAACTCGTTTCCCTTCTGGATCTAGAACTTCAACGTCCGCGGCCCGCGCGAAACCATGTTCAGAGGGTGTACCTTTCCAAGTAGTAGCCCCAGGTCTTACATCATTAGTTATCCGTGCCGTGTATCCGGCTGGCAAATTTTTATTTGCCTCGGCCAACATGGCATTAAGTTTTTGCAATTCAGGAGTATTGGTCGGGACACTTGATGTAGGACCGCCCGGCACAGTGGTACTTGGAACTGCCCCACCTTTTAATTTGTCGGCGGCCTCCTTTAATCTGTCTCCTGCCTCTTTTAATCCATCAGCTGCGGGCTTTATAAGTTTCGTGGCCTCGTTTTGGGCGTCGGCGGCTTTTTGTATTTTTTCGGCCGCCCCCTGCATTGCGTCCTTGGGGGTATCCTTGGTCAGACCAAGCATATTCCCAAGTGCCCGACTTAGAACCGTTCCAAGTCCGGTATCTGCCAATCCCTCAGTCTTGACCCCCAACATTGGGGCCAATTTACTGCCTAGATACTGTGACCCTAAACTAAAGGTCTCTTTTACCAACGCTCCAGTAATTGATTTGCGGAGATCCTGTAATGTATTGGTTCCGGCCTCGCCAGTCAAAAGGCCCGTTAGGGACTTCTCAAGTCCTGACCCCACTTCATCAAACGCACCTTTTAATAATTTGGCGCGCTTTTCATTTTCTTTTTCTATAGCCTCGCTTACGCGGGCCTGGGCGGCGATTTGTAGTTCCGCATCCTTCTCATACAATTCGGCCAAATGCGAGAACAGTTTCTCTTTTTGTTGATCTGTGAGTCCACTAATTCTGGTCTGGGCTTCAATTCGTTTTTCTTCCTCCTCCATTACTTTAGATGAGAACGCGGCCTCTTTAGTGGCCATCGTCTCCTTGGACATACTATGGTCCGCAACCTGAGCCTGAAGTCTATACTTCTCCTGTTGCATCCTGATCCGGTCAAGACGCTCTTGGGACGAATTAAACCTATCTAATTCACTAAACCTTCTATTTTGTTCTTCAGATAAGGCATTTACAATATCTGTTTGGGCATTGATTTTTTGGGCGGGGGTGGCGTATTTGTCCCCAGCCGTAATTTGGGCTTCTTGAATACGTAAACGTACTATTTCCTCTAAATCGCCACGACTTTTGGCAATTGCTTCACTTAGTTTTAGTTGGGCAATTTGAGTATTTTTGGTGTCCTCTACGATACGTTTTTGGGCCTCTGCGATTTGAGCATCATAGCCAGCACTTTGCCGCTGGTACTCAACCCCAACCCGCCATAGATCCCACCAAATCTTAGTCTTTACTGTAATGTCTGCATTTGTCTTATCAGCATCTTGCATTGCCTTGTTGAAGGCTTCGGCTTCGGCCCTCAATTGCATCATTGCAAGGGCGCGTTCTTGTTCTATAGCCGCAGGGGCCGCCGCAAGCCCCGCATGACCCATATCTCTAAGTTTGGCCTTGTTTTGCAGTTCAAAGGCCGAAAGAATATCCCTATTGGCCTGTTTTAAATCATTTGCCGACGATACTGCCGCTTCGACTACAGTTCTGTATGCTAGGATTCCCGCGCGCTCTATGTCCTCCATTGCGCGGAGGAAATCTACACTCCCCGCCTTGAAATGGGCGGCGGCATTCGCGCGCCATTCTGCAATGATCGCAGTTATAGCATCATAAGAACCCTTGCCGGTTCTGATTTGGTTTTCATAACCTTTTGCAGCTTCGGCGTATTCTTCTCGATTTGCTTCTCGGGCAAACGCAGTCTGGGCACGTTTAGCCGTTTCAACCTGTACCTGTGTCGCCTGACCTTTTTTAAGTTGTTGCTCAGTCAATGAGACTATTTCGGCCTGTAGGGCAATCTTTTCTTTTGAACCATGCGCCTCGGCGGCAATCCGTTCCTGTATCCCTGCAATGGTAATTGCGGTTTCCTCGTTTTGGATCCGCCGCATTACCTCTTTTATTTCATTGTTGGCTTTTATTGCAGCCTCAGACTCTTGTGCCATTTCGGCGGCACGTTCGGGGTCCATACCTCCCCCGACCAACCTTTGAGTCTCTGTTCTTTGTTGTTCGCGTGCAACATTTATTGCAGCCGCTAATTGGGCCTGTAAATCTACATGTCTTGCTTGGGCTTCGGCATGGATATGTCCTAGAGCAAGTCTATGCCGCCTTTCCTCGGCAGGATCTTGTGGCATTGACCGGACTTCAGCTTCAAGAGTTCCAGCCGCGCTACGCGCCCGTTCTTCTGCGGGAGTACCCTTTAATCTTTCCGCCGCCGATTGGGCGGCAGTCATCATGTTTACAAGTACAATCCGCTTATTTAAGGCATCATTGCCTGCGACTATAGCAAGGCCTTGGGCCTTTATGTCCTCTGTTAATCTCTGTGTAGCTTCACTATCCCCTTTTAAGGGGTCCATATATTTTTCGAATGTTTTTGCCAGTTCCTCCGCAAGAGGATTAAAGGTAGAAAATTCACTACCCGCGGCTCCAGCCCCAAATGCGAGCCAGAACATATCATTACCGGCAGTTCGCCCCGCCGTTCCCAACTCTTTTAATTTGGGGTCAATAAGATAGGGGGCAAGAAGTCTAAACGCTTCCTCGTCGGTCTTTGCGATCTTTGCTAGTTCTACAAGGGACCGTCCAGAACTATCCACCACCCCTTCGAGGCCGCGGAATTTAGTTATAAATTCGGCTAGTGAAACTGCGCCACCTTTGGCAGCGTTTACAAATGGCTCAATAGCCTTTGTAGGTTCAACCCGTTGTAGGCCTGCATATCCCTTAGCCGCCTCGTCAAAACTCTGTCGTATTGCATGAGCCGCCGGAGGAAGTTTATCTAATTCAGATAATAACTCCTTTGTTGTTCCAGCGTACTCATTAGTTGATCTTTTGCTACGGTCAAATTCTGCCTCAGCCCCTGCACGTTGTTGAGGTCCAAATCCAAACCCCTGTATTGCTCCTGTTGTTTCTGTTTCACGAACCGATTTAAACCGCTGATATGCCTGTTCGAGAGCATAAACGACCACTGCAATTGCGGCCACTGCCGCTGCGGCATAAACCCCCCACACCCCAGTCAATTTAGTCAGTGTATTTTCTAATATACCACTGTCGCGGGCCAGAGCGGTAAATGAGGCCACAACTTGGCCGCGCTGACCGCGCATCAGACCATCAAAGATGGCAGTCGTGTGCTGAAGACTACGACCCAGATTAAAGGACGCCCCAGTAGCGGCGTCCAATTCTTCCGTCATCCCGTGTCCAGTTACAGGATGAACTTTTAATTGACCAGCGTCATCTCGGACAAATTTAACCTGTGTCCGCGCCGCCATTTGTTCTTGGAATTTAAACTGCTCCTTGGCAAGTTTATCTTGCTCCGCGCCATACCGTTTTAAGTCGGCGACCATTTGGTCTGTGGCACGTTTCCGGGCAGCAGCCTCTGCCTCTATTTGGCGCTGTCTATCTGCAAGATTGACCTGGGCGGCCATCTGCTGTTGAAACTTAAATTGCTCTGCATTGAGTTTTTCTTGTTCGGTTTTGGCGCGCTGAATTTCTTGTATGTGCTGGGCGAGATTAGACTTGGGGGCGATCTGCGAGGCAAATTTGGCCTGTTCGCGATTTAGGCGTTCTTGTTCTTGGGTCGCCCGGCGAACATTTTCTACATGTTCGGCTATGTTGGACTGAGGAGCCAACAATTGAATGAATTTGCTTTGTTCTTCATTAAGTCTTTGCTGGGCAACTATAGCATTGCGGACATCATCTGCATGTTGTTTGACGTTAGATTGGGGAGAGATTTGGGAGGCAAACTTTTGGCGGGCCTGTCCCGCTTTTTCTTCTTCTTGGCCCAACCGGCGCATTTCATCAGATTGGGCCTTTAAAACGGCCAATCGTGTTGACAGTTGGGCGCTAGACTCTGATCCGTACTGACTTGCTGTACTTCCCAATTGGCGCATTATATCCAATTGGTTTTGTAATTCTGCCCCTGCCGCTTTAAGGGTCGATGAATTTACATTATTATAAAATACCTTCGCCTGTTCGGCTAAAGTCTCAAATGCAGAAGCGGTGGCGGCGACTTGGGCCTTTAATTCCTGTAAACTCTGCGTAGCGGCGTCAATGTCGGTCTGAATAACGCGCGTGGCTTGTTGGATCGCCCCAAGTCCAAGACCACTTTGCCCAACCTGTTGTAATTGTTTTTGTAGTTCTTTTAGGCGAGTTTCAATGGCAGTGATCTGGGCACTGGCATCATCGTTAGCGCGGATATTAAATGAAAAGTCGGCCATCGAACTGACCTCTACTTACAGGGTCTCGATTAGGGCGTCGTAGAGTTGGTCTTCAATCCAGGGCTTTAACTGGGCCATTCGTTGGGCCAAGATGTCAGAACCTTTGAGATACGGATGTCGCACATACCGTGTCCGCACTAGATCACCTGATTTGGCAACAAACCTCAACATTCTGGCCTTTACAGGTACGATTGGATAAAATCCGGTCTTGTCCTGGGATTCTATATATCCAATTAATGTAGTCCCTTGTTGCGTGACCCCCGAATGAATAGTGCCCGGATCAAGATATTTCGCCGGTAATGTGTGAAACAAATCCTCATGAATAGTAGTAACAATGTTGTATAATTTATTGGTTAGGGCATCCTGTATCTTTTTGGGCAGGCCCTTAAGTGCCACCAGTACCTCATCGCCCTGTACTGTGATGTCAATTAAGGAGCCTGCCATTTAATTTCCCCTCACAACCAAATCCACATTGCCGAATTGGTTTATAGTTTCAAGCATACGTCGGGTGTTGTTGATGTTTTCTTGGTGTTTGGTTTCGTGGGTTTGATAGCCTAAATACGCGGCTACTAACCAACCGACTGGAGGATTTTTAGCCCAAGCCCTTTGTAATAACTTACACCACTTTAAGGTGTACGTTCGTCCAATGGCTATGGGATCTCCGCCGCAGACTCCGTTGGCTGCGAGTTCGGCGATGAGTCCGCAGATGTCCCAGTCCCATTTTCCGGGTTCTCCGCCGTTTCGCTCACCGCCTCCACTTCCGGGTTTGTATTGCCCTCAAACCCCGAAATATCCAGCAGTTCGTTCATTCGGCCCGGCAATTCCCGCATTTCCTTTAGGGAACATGCCTTCAAGAACTCATCTTCTGTGACGGTCATCTCAGGATGGGAGTCCTTCAATGCTATGTACATGATGTGGATCACATTCACGGCATAGGAAATCCAATCCAAGTCAGGCCCAAGAGTAAGCAACTGACTTTTTACCTTGTCCATTACAAAGAGGTTGAGGGCCGGAACTTCTATGTCCTGGCCCCCAATAACAAATTTGGTAGTTTCGTGGGAGGTGGTCAGGCGCGGACCCAACCACTGTGCCCCATTTCCATTTGACATGGCCATGATAGAACGTCCTATTTTAGTTGGTGGAGTTCCAACTCCCCACCGAGCCAGAGGCGTCGGCGAAAGCGGAGAAGTCAAGATCCTCGATCACATAATCATCAATACGGGTTGGGAACGTCAGGCGGTTACTGACACAAGCGTTCAAGACCAACACGACTTGGTTGTTCTCGAACTCTTGGAAGAACGTAGCCTTGAACCTGGGAGTGTTGCCCATCAGGGGGTTGCCAAGTGCAATGCTATTTCCCCCCGTAACGGTGTACGAATAGTTGACAAGTACACCAGTTCCGGCCGGGAGCGTCCCAAACGTATACGCGCCAGTCGAAGCATTAAAAACATACTGACCGGCAGTTGGGGCGCTACTTACCGCAATCAACTGATTGCCATTGGAACCCAAAAAGACACCCTGGTCGAGCAGAGGTGTGGAACCAGCGTTTGCCACCGTGTAACTTGCAGCGCCGGTGCCGCCCAATGCAGAACTTTCATTCCAAGAGTATTTCAGGGATGTGGTGGTGGACAGGATCTGACCAAAAAAGAGGTCATTAAACATGCGGGCCTTGATCTCGGCAACCTTCGCTTTGCCGGTGATCTTTGTTTTGCCACGGGCAGTATCAATTGGATACTGATTGGTGGCAAACAATTCCTTCGTGTCGCCCGAGAACTCGATGTCTACGTTTTGAAGGGCGCCAAAACGAATAGGAGTGAGGGTTCCCCCACTATCAGTTCTGATGCCTGTCAAAACGCCGGAGCCAAAACCAAATTCCATGGAACCATTCCTTCAATTAGAGGGTAGGACTACTCGCGCTTGAGTGGCCCTTTGGTGAGGTATTCCCGCAAGTGTGAGAGAGAATTGTTCAGGTGGTTCCACGCTTCGGTATTAGCCGAGATTGGGCTGTTCCTAACGTAGTCATCAATCCACGCAGAAGATGCCGCCTGCCAAGTCTCATCTGAGATTTCTGACCCAGCAAATGGCACCTTTGGATCTGCGCCTTGATCCGCTGTAACCGTAGCCGCCGTTTCTTGTTCTTGTTGTTCCTGTTGTTCTTTATCGTCCGACATTGGTTTTCCTTTCCTAAGGCAAAAGGATACGAATGGGGAGAACCAATAAGGCTTGCCCATCTATGTCTCCCGGATCACGGATGAGCATTGAGTCTTCGCGAATAATCCGCGCCCAATGTACAAGTCCCCCAAGTGTGAGTTCATTTCGGCCGGGATCATCGGGAAGTAAAACACTTTCTAAAGCCGTTTCCATAATGTCAAGTAAATCGTCCCCAATTATAGACTCGTCCCCGGTCGGGGCATAACACCAAAAACCCATATCCAAATAACGCCGAATGAGATTACCACTACCGCTTGAATTGCGGTTTTCCCGGTGCTGCACTAGAAACATGGCGGGTTGCATAGACGTGTCCACATTGATCCAGAGTTTTAATCTTCTGGAGGTGGTGGCCCAGGTCGTGTACCCATTTATAGGGGTATCAAAGGTGGCGCTTTTGGCCAAATCAAATAAACGATCCTTAATTATCTTTCTATCTCTTGGGGTGGCGGGGCCAAAATCAAACATTGGACGTAACCTTTACTTTTCGCCCACCCTCAACCCCATACTCGATCCGTATATCGTCCCCCAAAATAACCTCCAATTGTCCACCCCTTTCAATTATTCCATCTAGGACATTTTTAATTTCGGGGGCTTGCCATGAGCGAGGGTATTGGGGATCTACCTGTACATAGGCCAATTTATCATCATGACGATCAACGGGGCCAATAACCACATGAGAAATATCAGGACGGAGATATCTAGGCAATCTCTTAGTCTCGTCTTCATGGCTTTGACTTTCTAGCCACAAACATTTAAATTGGGCACAGGCCAGAAGTTGGGGGTCCGAGGATTTCTCCATATGACGTTCACAACCGCCGTGTACCCCCGTCCACCAACAGAGCATACGCGCAGGTTTGTTTATGTCCGGAACCCCCAACAACTTGCAGCACAAGTTACATGCGCCACAACCCAAAGTCATAAGTAATTATTCCTTTGGGGGATCAGTTTGGACAGGAAGATTGTCTGACGGCGGATCTTTTTGCTCCTTTTCAGGTTCGCCATTTTCGTCAGACATATAGAATGGAAACGCCAACTGTTCTGGTTCCATCTTGTGTCCGTCCTTTCGACAATAAAAAAGGCCCCGCGAGGGGGCCTTAAGTTTTGAGGGAGATCTGGAAGGTGCTTAGGCAAATGCCTCTTGGGACGGGGCCGGAGATTGTTCCAGTTTCTTAAATCTTCTTCGGATAAACCCCATCGCCACGAGTCCAGTCCCCAAAAGGGCCATACTTCCCGGCTCTGGTACGTCAATGGCCGATGCGACAGGTACGATGTAGAAACTCTCGCCCCCATCAACCGCGCCATGCCATGTGGCCTGAAAGATCAGGTTATCACCCGGCTGTATAGCACAGTCGGCCAGTACGAATTGGCCACTGTCCCGACAGCCTTGTGACAAATTGAACCCTGAGATCAGGTAATCTGCCGAGCCATTACCATTTCGGATATCTGGCAACGCCACCGAGCCGGCCAAGTCAAACACTATCTGACCAGTCGTAAGATCAATCAGGCGGAACTGATCTAGGACTTCCGACGCAGCGTGGGTCGAGTTCACGTCAATGGCGACCCCGAACGTAAACAAGGGATCTGTGCCTTGGGCGTTTAGGAAGTTCTCCAGTTGGGTTCCGGTATAGGCCGTGCCTTGTACACCGTTCCCAAACGCATTGGTCAGATTTGATGAGAACAGGTTGAAACTGTCATCATTACCTGTGCTGTTGAAATTATTGTACCCAAATCCTACCGGATTGTGGGCCTGTGTCGTTGCACAGATAATGCACGGATCGGAGGCCGACTGTGGTACGACTTGTGCATCGGCAAGTGGCGTCACAGTAAGTGTAGTAGCATTTGCGGGACTTAAACCCGCCACCAATGCCATTACAGATACTGCACCTAACAAGTTCTTAATCATGTTTGTAGCCTTTGATTAGGGGTTGGGACCAGGACGGTCCCAACCATTGTTAAAGTTAGGCAGCGAGGAGATCTTGTTGACCAAAATCTTCCTGTTTCTTTTGGCGGCGGCGAACAAACCACCCCATACCAACAAGACCCGCACCCATAATCGCTAGGGATGACGGCTCGTTTACTGGCGTTACGTCGGAGGTGATGTCTTGGGAACGACCAGCCAAAGTGGCCTGCGCCCCAGAAATCAAATCACCCTGCGCCCACATAGTCCACGAGTATGGACCTGTAGTAACAAACGGCACAGTTACCTGACCCGTATCGAATGAGTCAGCACCACCAACAGCCGTGAAGTTGGCAGTAGACAACTGTGTCCCAGGGAGATCAGTAACGTTTTCGGCTCCCTGCTGGTTGGTAGTGTCACCATACCATGCCAGACTTATCGTGCTGGCAGGTGCGTTGAGCCAAGTTCCACTACCCGCCAACGTAGCGGTGTTAGTCGGCGCCGCAAAGTCAGTACCACCAACCACAAACGTAATGGTCTGGGTAGTACCTGTCGTATTGGTGATCTGCGTGCTGTTAGTCAGCAGAGAGTTTGTTGGAGGTCCGATAAACTGTAACTGCGACGACCCCTCAAAAGTCACACCCCCAATGTTAGTAGAACCAAGAGTGAGGGTGCCGATGGCGTTGTTGGTATCGCAACCTGACTGATTGTCGAAGCAAGAAAACGAACTTGCCCCAACCGTAGCCGCAATCATCAGAGTGGCATTGCCGGGATTGGCCAATCCCAACAAAAGCACCCCCGCACTTACTGTACTCAAAAGATACTTCATTGTTACACCCAAGGGTTAGTGGTGGACGCTAGTAATTGCCATGTGTACAGCACAGCAACCATAGGCCCCGATTTAGGGGCCTATTCCGGGGAGAAGCAAACCGCCAGGAGTTGTAAACCTGGCCTCGACATGCTTCCTAACCATTACTGAAAAGGACGAAACCAAATCCTTAATTAGAGCCTCTCGGGCCTGGGGAGGTTCAATCATGGCACAAACCGATGCCAAATGATTTAACAATAAATTTATCATGTCATGGGCCGGGACACCCATTTTCAAGGCCTGCCGCTCTGCCGCCGCAAGTCCGTGGTTCAATGGTTCAAGAAGTAATACCCCCAAATTTGGGGGCAAGTTAGATACTGGACCTAGATTTGCTTGGTGGGTAGTTTCAGTCTCGGTAGTCATTAGATAAATGCTCCCATTGCCGGTGGTAGCGGGGAACAATACGGACCTAGTATTCCTTTTACAAAGTCCGACAAACCATCACTCATGGAGTAAGTTATACTTTCTTGGGCGGCCAACGATTGAGATCTTACACCCCCCGCGCGTCTTCGATAGGATACTCTATCCTGTATAGTTTCAAGACACGCTTGTTCCAAATCAGAAGGTATGTACCCATAACTGATAAGAACGTTTTGGCCCGCATCGGAGGCCGAGAATGTATATTTATTCCTGGCCGGAGTGGCATTTGGATCTGGGGGAATGTACTGCCCCACCTGCAATGTAGCTGTATCGGCGGGCATTGCCACGAGTAAACCTCTGCCGGTAGCATACACCACACCTTCGTCCGTTGCCCAAATACCAAAAGTAGAAAGCGGCACAATCTCAAAAGGTGTCAATAACGGAACCATATATGGCTCATCCACAACGCCATACCCGGCCTTGTACTTGACCACTACGCCCTGGGTACTCCAAATGTAAAAGGCCCCGCCTGTAAGTCCAATAACCGCGGCCACTCCCGGCGGAATGCCATTCCAGGGCTGAAACCTATAACCATAAGGATTTGCCCCAGTATCTATTTGGTTTGCTTGGGGCGCAAATTTCATAGGCTGCCCAGAAATATGCAAAGATTGCAATTCCAATAATGGATAATTAGGCAGAACTAACTGTTGTGTCCCACTTCCATTAAATTGTTCTGTATAGACGCGGGGTGTCATTACGCCCCGGTTGAGATATGAGGATATGCTTCGAGACACTCTGGTAATCATACCTCCTAGGACGGCAGCACTGGGCGGAGAGTCCAGATATTGCCGGGCCGTTTCCATAGTGGTCAGATCACCACTTGTCAAGGACATTACTTCTTTCCTTTTTCCTCAGCCTGATCTGCCTGCAAATTCTTAAATTCGGCCTCAAGATTAAAGAACTTTAATTTCCATTCATCAATTTCCATCTTGGTCGCCGCCATAGCGCCCTTTAGGGCCTCGTTCTCGACCTTTAGTCCCTCGACCTGACCCGCCAATTGTGACAGGGCCGTATCTTTTATGAGATCATCTTTGGGCAGGTCTTTGGGATTACCAATTGGCTTTCCTTGTCCAAATCCTGGTAAGTCCAGAATTATGGGGGCAAAGTGATCTGGTGCCCTGAAACAATCCCGGCCATCCTCATCCTTGGCCTCAGGAAAGAAATTCTGCAACTGTACACTTATTTCGCGGGTTCCTTCGGGAAATCTAAACCACATCTAAACGGCCCTCTCATACTGCAAGGTCGGGGACTTAAAGGGCGAAATCAATGCAAACCCACTATCATTTAAAATTATCTTTACAGAATGTTTCTGGCAAAATGGATAAAGAAAACTCAAACCGCGCCGATGTGGCATAAGTTCAGGCTCAACCTTACCTTGACCCCAAGGTAGATCCGCCCAGAACCTCAAATCATCAATTAAAACACAGTAACTCCCATCTGGTCGGGCGGCTCTAATGGCGTCTAATTCTTTTCTAATTGGCATTCGTTCTATCTCAGACCGTTCGGTACTGGACTGGCCATATAAATCAGGACAGTGAGCATCGAGCCAGAAAAACACCGGATCACTAAACCGTAATTCTTCTAACAAGCGGGGCAACTCCTCTGCACTGTTGCCTTGAATAATTCTAACCCGTGGATCATGTGAAAAGTCACTTTTGGCCTTTTGAACTACCTCGGGCCATATCTCTATTGAAAACAACCAAGAGAACTTTTTCCCGGCCGCGATCCTGAGACTATCTCCATTGCCATATCCAGTTTCCACAAAGATTGGAAACCGACTAATAAATTTGTCAGATAGAGGAAAATTAAGTAGGCTTCCCATTAGGAGTTTCTAAGTTCAGATTAACGTGGTAGTATAATAGGGCGGGTGGGCCGTGTCAATAGTGAGAAAGCGACCCACCCAACCCCGCCCCAACTAGAATACCATAGATCCCGAGCCGGGGTTCTTGTTAGTAATCGCCGCGAATGCAGGTGAGAAGTACATCGCGAAAACTTCATCGACGTACACACCATACTCATACCGCCGGGCACGCCAGGGCCACTGTATCTGATAGTAGTCTTGCCGTACACGGGCCTCCAACAAGTTTGCCACCCCCGAGAGTTCGTATGGGGAAGTATCAGACCAGAAGATAATTGTCCCGGCGGGCAAATACGGATGAACTTCAACATCAAGGGTGTTGTTGAAGAACTTATTCATGTAGGACGTAACCTTTCGGCCTGCAACTATACGTCCCGTCGCTTCGTCGGCGTCAAAGAGGATACGGTAAATGTTCGAGGCCGCACTCTGGTTCAACATGGCCCCAAACGTATCCAGCATATCCTGTCCGGACATCAAGATGCGCGAGAAACCGATCTTATATTGGTCATACGCAGCCTGGAGCAAAAGATCGAACTCTACGATATTGGAACCACTAATCGTGAGTCCGGTATTGCCCGTTGGCAAGGCATAGATGAGACTGCCACCCGCCGACGTACTAATGGCAGAGTTCAGAACCGGATTGGTAGACATTGCCCGGCCGGGGTCCATACCCATAACCGCGCCAAAAATCTGCGGAATAATCCCATCCGGTACAAGGATGTTGGTGGAATTATCCGCAGGAGCGGCGGCCACATAGATGGCATTTAGGGGCTGGTTAGTTGCAGCGGGAAGTCCCCTGAGAATGGCCTGATTGCTGGGAGTGATACCGGCCAAATACATGGTGCCAGGACTTGCAGCCGTGGAACCGGCGTACCAGGCATATGCCATCGCGCCAGGAACCCGCGCAACAGTAGCAGTTACGACTTGGGTGCCCGTGGGCGTGACGGTGGCAATAGCGGAGGGTTGGGCACTACCACCACCATAAGTATCAGATGTACCATCCGCATTGATCTTGGTGACTTGGCCGGGGACACCACCAATAGCATTTGCCGACTGATAGGTGGTATATCCAGTAACGCCCATCCCCGACAGTGCAACCGCCGCCACATAAATGGCGCCGCCGAAAGTCCCAACTGCGGAGGATGTACCCGCGAGGGTGGGAGTTGGCGTAGTGCCAAGTGGCATCGAGGCATTGCCATTAATGAGGATCTTTTCCTCATCAATCATCAACGAACGCAGAGCCGACTGTACACTAATGCCCAAGGCTTCTGGGTTCAAGTTCCTGGCACCAAGTCGGGCCTCGAACGTGACCGAGCTTTCCAGACCCAAGGTCTTAAATGCCGCCGTCAAGTCCTGTTCCGCGATTGCAATTCGCGCGCCACGATTACCCTCGGACACCCCAGAGGAAATACCGTTGACGTTAATTGCAGTAACACGCTTCCAGTGATAGGCATTACCACCGTCCGCACTCACCCGTGGAAGTCTTGAGATCCTGGGGATCAACTCCCGGTAGGGATAGAGCATTTGAACGACAGGCTTCAGGTCGTACCACAAAAGATTTGTGGCTTGGGAAATGGTATCTGCCTTTGACAGAATACCCTCTGCGTTCTTTTCGAGGCCTTTTACAAACCCTTCATTTGCAAGGAGGGCCTGTACAAATTCGTTGCCAATTCCGTTACTGCCCACGAAGGGCACATTGTATCCAGTAGTCATTTCAAAATCCTCTCAATCTTGGGTCTGGGGCTTAGGCTTTGGCACCCGCCGTGCCATGAAAGCTGGGATCAAAGACTTGGCGGCCATGACCATTCACGATCATATTGCCAATGACCTTACCAACGGCACTTTTGCGGATACTTTCATCATCCGAAACCAGGGCGTGTTCACTCACCCCCTCAAACAAGGAGGTGGAGTCCCTGGCGCTATTGCCCAATCCCAACTTTGTGGTATCGAACAAATGTGGTTTGCGACCGGAACTAGGCATTGCGGGCATCTTTTCCAGAAGGTCCACCTTGGCCTCTGCCGCCGCCGCCCGCGTTAGGGCTTGAACTTCAGCCTGGGACCAATATGTCTTGGCCATTTTCTTTGGGCCAGTCTCAAGACCCCAATCAATAGGATCAGAACCGCCTCCCTTACTGCCCGGTCCCGCATGTACCAGTTCGCTCTCGCTGAGAGCGTCTACACCGGCTGGGACTCGATAAAACTCATTGCCCGTTGTAGGACTTTGTTCAGTTTGACCCGTCCTACCTGCCGCCTTTTTGATTTGCATATCGGCAGCCTTAACGAACGTCTTGAGTGTACTGAGATCGCCGTAGGCCTTTTGCAAGTATTTCATTGCCGTTTCGTGATCGAAGTCACCACTCTCGGGTTTGGCCTTTTTAGCCATCTTGGACATATAGGCTTCTTTGTGCATAGAATGCGCGGCCTTAATCGCAGCCGAGCACTCTTTCATGGTGGACTTGGCCTTTTTCATGTTGCCACGGGCCATATCCATACGGGCCACTCTTGACGGCGGACGACCTGCCTTCGCCAAGTGCTCCTCCAACAACTTCGACAGTTCATCTTTGTCAATCTGTACAGTCATCTCGCCGCTCCTCTGGGTTGGGACATATGATTTCCTAAGTTCAAGTTCGGGGCCATCCCTTAAAGGCTGGGAACGTCTCAATTCCAACCCAGGAGGAAGCTCATGGCCAGACTTCTCCATTTGACCCTCGACGGGTCCGCGCCCATCATCGGCACCGAGGGTTAAAAAGGACGGCTGTGCCGAATTTAAACTTACGGATGCGGACACGGCCTTTTCGGCCTTTTCTTCGGCCTGTCTTATAAGTTTTTTAGCCAGTTTCCGTTTAAAGTTCGGGGGAAGTTTAATTCCCAATTGGGCGGCACGATTTTTCAGCAGGGTTTTGGACTTGCCCGCCTTTTCGGACTTTTTGGCACAGATGGGACAATTTGCTGTGTCATGGGCGGCACATTTCATATCGTCCGTTTTTGCTATGGGTGGCCCCGTATCACAATCAATCTCGTGGACATGGGTGTCATCTTCGGATTTTTTGGTTGGGGGAAAATGAAACCCATCATTGGCCTGTCCGGGTTCACTTTTGGCCATTATTTCTACAGCTTGGGCCATTTTAGTTAGGGCGCGGGAGGCCGGGTTCCGTCCTGACATGACTTTGACAAGATAGCCTCCATTTTCAGCCGATCGTTCCTTATATCTTTTAGCAACTTCAATTCTGCATTCAGGATTTGCCGGGCGATCCACGACAGACACTTCGATAAGCTCAATCTCAGTGATAGTATTGCCAGTCTTCGCGAGCTTTTTCCCGCCAATCGAAAAACCCTTATAAACTTGGTCAAGGCACTTCTGGGCCGCCGTAGGATCGGTGATACGAGCAGTAAGAAAGAGACCTCTATCATCTACATGGGACTCCGTACCTGTGCCTACGGCAGAGGGCTGGTGCATTTCGCGAATATTTCGCCATTCCCAATATCCCGGAAGGGCTTTTCGTACTGCATCTAAAGATACAATTTCATTGTCTAGGTCCAACGCTGGGGTCGAGGCATACCCGGCGACAGTTACCGATCCGTCCTTTTGCCGTTCGACCTTTGACAATGGCAAGAACAGATTGAAATTATCAGTCATGGTCGGGGCCTTTCCTAATTTGTTAACGGTGGCCCACGCCTCAGCGAAGGCTCTACTCTCATCCTTGTGTCTAGCATACGATGAGGTCCATACATGCCGCCACTGTCGGCGCTTTGAACCTTTTAATTTTGCCCGTACTGTTGGGGGCAGGGATCTGTTGGTAGGATATGGCAATTATTGGATCCGTCTTGCAGATATATAACCCACCGCGGTACAAGTCCCCGTAAAGGTGCCCTGCACTACCAGATACACATTTGTATTGGCACTTACATTCACTCGGGTAGGGCCGGTCTGCATTGTTTGGACCTGGCCATTTGCAAACGTAAGCCTGTATTGGGTCATTGCACCCGTACCGGCGGCAAGTTGGGCCGGGGTGGGTAGGGTCGCAGATGTTGTAGAAATACCCGCACCCAATGCACTTGGCGCGCCAGATGGTGTAAAAACCACAACCCCCGCAACAGTCCAATCTCCAGGTGTCAAAGGCAACGTACCCAAATTTAAAGTCACAGTGGTTGTTAGCGGGGTAGCGGTTGGGACACTTAGAGATAATTGTTCGCCGCGAAAACCTGCGGGAGTATTGCCAGCATTAGTTATGCCTCGCAAAACTATCGTGTCAGGAACGAGGGTTAGATTGTCCGTTCCTAACCGGGCGAGGTTTCCGGCATTTGCACTTATAGCTGTAGGACCAGCCGGACCTGCGGGACCAACACTTCCGTTTGTACCATTGGTGCCGGGGGTTCCGGTATCACCTTTGGGTCCGGCAGGACCAATTGGGCCTTGTGATCCCGTAAGTCCTATAGGGCCTTGTACGCCTGGATCTCCAGTATCACCTTTTGGGCCTATTGGACCCTGAACTCCGGGGATACCTTGTGGACCCGGCACTCCTTGTTCACCTTGGGGGCCTTGTACGGCCCCCATCCTAATCCAACCATCCGGCGACAGAACTGTACCAACCCACAAATAAATATCATCCGTAGGAATATGGACAAGGCCTTGCCCATTTTCCATCTGAAAACTTATGGGTGGTTTGTTTGGAGCATCCCAATCCTTGTCAAAGTATCCACTGGGAGGCAGGGCACTTGGTGGTTTAGTACCAAAACTCCCAATTACGGCTACGGTTTCGCCAGCGGGGCCTTGTGGACCTTCAGGTCCAGGTACACCTTGCGGGCCTGGTGGTCCCTGCGGTCCTACTGTACCAGTTCCCCCCTCGGGGGTGCCAGTGTCAGACCACATACTACACCAATCACCCTCATCCACTCTGGGCCATATAGTCCCAGATGCAAAACCTGAAGGTGAAGGCGCGCTATAATGGCATTCGTTACCAATGCCAAAATAGCAAGTCTTACAGGTAGCCCCTGTTGGGGGCGCTACAAGTCGTGGCTGAATTTCGGATCTGGAGGTTTGCACTTAATTGGTCCCCCTACCTGACCCGACGGGCACAAATGTACCCCTTAGAAAGTACAGTAGATGCCCCTGACGCAAAAGCGGTTTGGGCCACTAAGTACAGATCCAAAGGGGCCGCCGAATTTGACCTGCACTGGCCGGTCATTAGGACTTGGCGTTGCCCACTCGTAAGTGCCGTTGTGGTAAACATATTTAGAATGCCCACCCCAGTCATTAGATCGTCTTGATTGGGCAATTCATTTGGGTGGACACTCACACTTGCGGCGATCATATTAGGACTTACATTGGACGGGGGCAAGAAATCTACCGATCCCCAAATCTCCCAGTCCCCAGGTGTAAGGTGGATAGAACAAATCTGGGTGGGGGTATCCGCGGCCATCTGGACCCCGACCACATTACTTGTGACCTTGTATTCTCCAATTGTTCCGGGCGCACCCTCGGAACCATCTACTACACCCATAAACACAGACGTTTGGGGAACCAACAACAATTGGTCCGTGCCTAATTTGGCTACGTTGCCTGCATCTGTACTTACAGCCGTAGGTCCGGGCGGTCCTTCTGGTCCTGCTGGTCCCACTTCTCCACCCCCACTTCCACTTGACCACTTACTGCACCAATCTGTACGTTTTATTCGGGGCCACGCAGCGGTAGATTGGAAACCTGCGGGTACTGGCGCGCCATAATGGCACTGACCGTCAATCTCGAAGAAACAATTCCCACATCTTGGGGTGGGATCTACGGCTACGGCCCGGGATTGCATTACCAATCCGCCAAGTCGTGAGGAATAAATGGCGCCTGACCCTTTTGTGTCAATGCACGCAAAGGGAATGGTGGCGGGGACTTTGGTTCTACAGTTTTGGGCGCCAATGGTACATGACCAATTGCATTGTCCAACTGTTGCAGCACTTCCCGATCACTCAAGGGCTTCGGTGTCGCGACTTTCGACAACGTAGAATTGATCTCCGTCATTAACTTTTCGCCCCTGCCCATTCCTGAACCTAATGGTCCGTTGCTGGACAGGGTGTCGCAGCCATTGGTCCCACACAACAAGTCCCTCAGAAACCTCTCGGATAAAGATCGCTGCGTGCGATCGTCCATCTGTGTGGTTTCCATACGTACCATTCTGATCAAATGTAGCAATTGCCGTTCCCGGTTCGACATTCGATCCTCGTACTTTGTCGCCGGGTTGCCACTGGGAAGTATGAGGACATCCCGTACATTCTTGGACATATCGGACGCATTGTCCATTGTGAACCACCTGACCCTGGTAAGTCTCGGGATCGTCAGAAATATATGGCATCAGTGTGTTGCCAACTTTTTTGCGATTTCGCGCGCAGCACCCACAGCCACATTCTCATTAGAATTATCTGTAGGAGCAGCCCACGCCAAGTAAATGACTCCAACAAACGACTCTGGATTTGGGGGGATGGGAATGGCGCATCCACGTTTCATACCCCTCTCTGCAAGACGCCGCGCTACAGGTGTACCGTCGGAATTTAGATTTACACAAACCGGAAACCCCTCAAGAATACCCACGAGGTTTCGTATATCAGATGCGTGATCCATTATGGGTAATCGGCGCGGGGTGGGAATGACGGGTCTTTCACCATCATGCCGCCGGGCTGCAAGGAACCACTGAGAGTTAGAGGGAAGATCAACGGCCCAGATTTGAACAAGGTCGGCGTCCGTTTCCGTAGCAAGTTTCTCCAATGCACTTGGAATTTCTTGTGTTTTAAGTTCAGGGCTAGACGGGGTAAGCCAGGCCTCGAACAGTTCGTTTCGTTTGTCATAAATTATGTACCCAATACCCAAGAATAAAACCAATAAAATAACAACAAAGGCTTTCCACGGCCGATCCATATAGGAAAGGAATTTGGAAATTAAATCCCCAATCCACGACTTAGACCCTTGATCTGGAGTGGACATTGGCCATTACGGTACGAGACCAGTGGACAATTGAAGCATTAACTGGACCAACGGCATCGTAGATTGTTGTTGTACAGACTCACCCCCAAAAGTAACCATGTTGCCCAAGACAGGATCCACATCTACAGCCACCGCCACGGACGTGTTGGACATATCTGTCAATACATATGTCATGCCGGTAGGGGTCGTGATCTTTGTAATGCCAACAGGTAAATCTAAGTTTTGGACCAGGATCGGCGGATGGCCACTGGGACTATCGGAGGCATCTGTTAATTGACCTATCAATTGAAAGGGGCCGCCCGTTCCCTGATTTATCCAAAAATGGTCCTTATCACCCCAAAACTGAAAGGTTTGTGGACCCCAAAAATCCAATGCAATAGATGGATCTTGCGGGCCTAACCATGAACTAATAAACAAACGCCGCGAATTGACCGGAATAATTTGCTCTGGTGTGTTGTTTATAAGTGATAGGCCTGGAATAATCCATACATCGGCGCAATCCATTATAATTCCACTGGACGAACCGTCATTGCCGAACCAAAATGGCAAACCAATCGTCACAATATTAAATGAATAAGTCCCGGTGTCTACAACTTGAGTGGGGGTAACTTTTACGTCGTCGATATATAAGGCAACTTTGCGACCCCCAGATCCGGCGCCCACATGTCCAGAATATAAAATGTGGTGCCACTGTCCCGGTGTGAAGGGGCCTGTACCTGGAGGATCAGATATATTTAATTCGGCGGTCTGACCAAAACCTTCACCCTTGAGATTAAACGCATATCCTCCACTACCATGAAGATTAAAATTGGACCAATACCCCCCTTCGGGGTCTATCACTGCAAAGGCAGAATTAGGACTCGTCGGATACAATTTAAACCAACCGGAGATCGTGATCGCAATATCATCGCCGCCAGTGACAGAGGGATTTTTCATCCATGTCTGACCATCAAAATGTACCGCCTTTGCATGGTATGGGATGCTGGGACTAGAATCTGAGTCTATCAAAGCGCCCAGAACCGTAAACGAACCCCCTGACCCTTGATTTTGCCAGAAAGTACTTGCCCCACCACTAAACAACATCGCGGAGGGAGGAAAGCCCATTGGATCCTGAGGCAATCCCTCACTAGAGATAAAGATCCGCCGTGTCGCTTCGGGAATATCCCCTCCTGTAAGTAAACTTACGCCGGGGGCAATCCATATGTCCGCAAAGTCCCCCACACTATAATCTGCAATGCCATCTCCCAAGACCCTAACCGGGCGTTGATCGTTGGCCATAATGAATGGATTATTATTGTCTTCAAAATTGGGATAAGTACCAGAAATGTCAATGTCGTCAATATACAGTTTGAAGATTTTTTGTCCTGCGGGCGCATTCGTGTCTACGGTCATCAAAACATGATGCCACGCCGACTCATATACAGGTTCCGGATCAGGATACTGTGTAATGACCGCATTATCGTAGGCCAGGTCAATGAACAAAAACATAGGATCGCAGGGCTTACCGCCCTGACCATTTATGATTGACCAATAAAAATTATCGGGATCTATGACTAGGAAACATCCCGATTGGCCGGGCGCACCTAGCCAGTTTTTGGCCCAAAACGATACCGAATAGAAATTACTATTGGGCGCATTTATATTGGGACAATCAAGACAGGTCGCCCCATCTAGATGGACCGCTTTTGCTGTATATGGCATGGGGAGACTGAGGCCCGCTAAGTTCGGGGTTGACTCGCGGGCCTCAACCCCTTCCTATGGCACTAGGCCGGTGGAAGTCTGAAGCAGGAGTTGGGCCATCGTCTTCATCGCATCAGAACGGACCCCCGTACCTGTGAGAGTGGTTGTGTTGCCGGTGATTGGATTATTTGTGACTGCGAGGGTGGCACTTGTACCCCTACTATCCGTAATAGTGTAGGTGGTCACGGCTCCAACTACCGCTTTGCTGGTATAATTGTTTGAGCCTTCATTTGCTGGCATTTGACATCTCCTCTGGATAAGCCAGGACGTTGAGTTCGTTACTTTCGAAGTGGTACTTTAGCGGGGCCAAGAAATCCTTTATGTTGTCTAGGCCACACTTGATCCACTCGATATGAAGCACAGGACGGTGCTGTGAAATGGTCTTGGATGCCCCGCTCAGAACTTCCATCTCCATACCTTCAACATCTATCTTTAAAAAGTCGGCGCGGTCCAACCCTAAGTCATCAATCGCAAACATCCTAATGTCCACGAGATCCTTGTCCTGATAGGACACTGACTGGCCGATATACTCGGTCAATTCATTACGCCGAAGTTCTAGACTGCCAAACGAACCTGGAAGTTGGTAATTGGGCAATGGCATTCTAAAGTGTCCAGTTTGGGCACCTAGGGCTACGTTCATTGCGCTAACATTAAATAAATTATTAAGGCAAATGTTGCCGCATAGAGCGTAATAAAGACGTTCTTGGGCCTCGAAAGCATACACACGGCCCCAGTCCGTAGTGTGTTTAGCCATTTCAAGGGTCATGACCCCAATGTTAGCGCCGCAATCCAAAATGACAAGGTGGCCACTACGATTTTGGTGAAGAAGGTCCAAAATGGACAACAATGTCTGAATTTCGCCTCGGTCATAAGCCCCATTTCCTAATATCTGCGCCCCAACACCATATATTCCACCATTTTCTAATTGATGATAATCTGTGCGGCATACAATCATTGGGCCGTGATCTGAAGCGGCCAAAACAAACGGAATGGGGTGCAATTTAATCATGGTACAACTTTGCGCGTACCGCACAATCCTTTGCCTCTAAAAGTTTTCTCAAGGCTGTGGTACGTTCAGGGTTTCGGGGCAAAGTCTCAACAATCCACTCTGCAATGGAACAAAACGGATTACTAACCGATTGTAGTGTGGCGGGCAGGTGGCTGTATTCAAAAAATTGTAGCATGGGTTCGCGGGTTTTATCGCTCATGCTGCTAAGGCCTTGTCACGTTTTTTCATCATATGTTTGATTTCATTTGTGGCACTTATGAGTTGATCTTGCCAATTGCCCGGCTCGGTCTGAGGCATAATTTCCATTGTTTCATACCAAGGAAGTCCTGATCCTTCGTATAGGTTCCACCACCGCCAGCAATGTTGGAATTGTGCCAACATTATGGTAGGTTTGCCCATTCCTGCTGCCAAGTGAGCAATTGCAGTATCAATGGTCACAACTGCGTCTAATTTGGCCACAAACGCGGCAGTCTCGGCCCAATTGGACAATTTAGGTGTAATGTCACGGATTAGAGCCTGGGAAATATAATCATGAGGATCTTTGTCATCTTCGTCCTGGCGTTTGTATAAGGACCACAATTGCACGCCGGGGATCTCCGCCAAGCGGAACCATTCTTTTAGGGGTGTGAGACGTCGCCTCCAATCCATTTCATTTCCGCGCTTGCCCGAGGCCCAACAAATACCCACGTTGAAGTATTTTTTATCAACGGGCGGAACTACTATCTGTGGGGGTTTTAGGTAGGGCTTTGAAGATATTTTGTCTTGCGTGATTTGGAGGTGCCGCATTGCCGAATACAAGGGCGAATGATACTCAAACGCATCCATGTTGCTATCGGTCATGTCTTCGATCGCAAGTACAGATTTCACGAAGTCTTGAGCGAGGAAGAAATCGCAAAGTGATCGGGGGAGGCCCAAAGTAACCCGCGCTCCGCGCGCAAGTAAATCCTTAGTAAACCTCGCCGTCATTATAGTATCGCCATACCCTTGCTCATGATGCAAAAGTATCCGTTTTCCATCTAGGTCTTGACCAGTCCATTCCTGAATGTGATAATCCCACGGCGGCAGATGGTTCATTCCCCACCAGCGGACCTCATACACCTCAAGTGCGGCACTGAGATCCCCATTTGCCAATAGCATGTGGGCTTCGTCATTTAAAAGCGAATTAGACGTATCGCCCATGTCCTTTACGCGCTGAATATACTCCAACGCGCGGTCATTATCATCCATACGATGGTGTAAAAGGGCCTTATTGTGCCACACAGACCTGTCGTCTGGGACATATGAACCTGCCAAGTCCAACGCTGCCTCTGCCTCATCATAGCGTTGAAGGCGGGTCAAAAGATTTCCAGCATTGTTCCATTGGTTGCCATCCAAGGGATTGATGTTTAGGATTTTGCGCGTCAAGGACAATGCAGCTAACAGGTCGTTTTCTTGGGATAGGATTGGGATTAGATTGGCCAATGGGGGCAAGAACTCTGGATCAGCATGTAGGGCCAGTAAGTATTTCTTTTTGGCGCCTTCATAATCCCCCTGCACAAACAGGTCTATCCCCTGCCGATTGTACTTATCAGCAGGGGCCAAATCATCATAGAGTGCCATTTAGGAACGGCCGGGTCCAGTATGGGTTGTGGTAGTTTGGCGCGTGGGACCAGATGGACCTGCACTTGCAACACTTGCAGTCCTTGTTGGCCGCTCATCATCATCCTCGCCGCCTTCGGCGACAATACCCTCCCGTTTGAGACGTTCCTCCTCAGACTTACGAATTACCTCTTGCCGATCCGCCTCTGCTTTGGCCCGTTCTTCAATTTTTTTGTTCATGTCGGCGACATTCAGGAGGGGAAACGCGACACCGGCGGCGACCAGAGATGGAATATCCTGCGAATCAACTGTGATTAGGCCATCTTCATCACAAACCACAACGCCCGAATATTGGGTCTGTATTGTTCCACCGACCCGACTAGCATCCATAAGAACTTGGACCATTTGGACCTCCATAGAAAAAAGGCCCCCGAAGGGGCCTTTTAGATTGGGACTTAGGATTTTGAAGGGGTTGGGACTGGCCCAGTGGGAATGCCAACTACGACCCATCCAGTTGTGGGGGTCCACCCCGTCTTCCACACGACCGGGACAGGTTCCCCACCACTACCCTGCGCGGGGGGAAGTGTATCTGGCAAGTCTGGAACCTGCGCCCAGGGCGGAGAATAGCCGGGATCTGTGGGCGGCGTGGGAGTTGCCCACGGGGGACTATAGCCAGGATCTACAGGGCCACCTGGAGGCAGAAAGATGGGAAATCCATATCCCGGGTCCTGGTTCATACCCCACCAAGGCGGGCGTCCGGGACCAGCGATTGGATTTGTGGGCCTAGGATCATTCGGACCCCAGTATCCCGGCGGGGGAAGTGGAAACCCATATCCTGGATCGTTGGCCATTCCCCACCAGGGAGGCCGACCTGGACCCGCAATTGGGTTAGTCGGACGTGGATCATTTGGTCCCCAATATCCTGGAGGAATTGGGTGTCCATAGCCGGGGTCATTTGCCATTCCCCAACCGGGAGGGCGTCCCGGTCCAGCAATTGGGGGTGTAGGTCTGGGATCATTTGGTCCCCATATCCCAAGTGGCGGTTGGGGCGGGGCGGTTCCCCCATAGGGGGTAATTAGTGCCAGAAAGGGTTCCATGTATTGGGGTTCCTAATTCCTAATTGTCGCATGTCGGGGATCAGGTCGAGGATGCACCAAGTGTCATCCATCTGGGTCCGCGCACAGGTTCACGCTTTTTGGGCTTTTTACGTTTTTTCTTACCATTCAGGAATGAATAGTAATTGAGGCCGGTCGAGGACGTAATTGTGTCTGCCGTTTTAGTTAGGACGCGCTTGGGGAAAAATTCACTAATGGGTTCATGGGTGTGACCCGAACGGAGCCACAGTTTAAATTCGTCCATGTCTAGGCTTACGACAGGGCCAAGTCTTTTGTGGCCATGTTCGTCATTGTTTGCCTTCATGTAGTCCTTTAGGGCATGTTTTATTTCTTCGTAACCCAGTAATACTTTGTGTTCGTCAAAACCCTTAACTTTGCCATTCTTCGCCTTAATTTTATTCTGGTCCACGACCACAACCAGTTTACTCTCGGGTTCCTGTCCAATAAAAACGTCGATTTGGTCCCCATCCGCGCCAAGGGTTCCCCTGATATATCCATAATGGGTGGGCATCTTAGTTTGCCAAACCACCGTCCCATCAGGCCCTTTCTTGCCACGGACCGAACCTTTCGAGTTCTCAATCGAGATGTTTAAACCTTGAAAATAGAAATGTCCCTTTGGGTAATTGCCCGTCTCAAGTTTTACTTGGGAATGGTCCTGTAGGTTTCCCTGGGCTTCGTTGGCCCTTTCGTGCATTTCATCTTGGGAGATTTTCTTTGCTTCTGTGCGTTCTCCACTTGGGGCGCCAGAACTTTGAGGTGAGGCGCGGCCGGCTTGGGGTTGGCCCTGTGGTTGTGACGTTGGTTTGTTCGAGGCAGGACCGCCAGTGTTGGGGCGGGGTTTTGTAGTGGGCGTTGCTGGTTTACCATTGGGCGAGGCTGGACTTTCACCGGGCGCGCCTGGAGCTGCCACTTGGGGCATTGCAAGTCCAGAAGCGGCGTCTTCCAATGGAATAATGGCATTTCCGATATAAATTAAATGGGTATCACCACCGGGGATTGGTTCTAGCCCAATCTCATCGCGGGCTTCGTTTATTGACATTTCGCCGTTTTTAATTTTCATATCATGGATTTTGGCCTGCTTTTCACTGTCCGGTTCGGGTTTCGGTAGGAAGGTAAATTCAATGTCGTCATAGCCGAACCGTTCCTGGATAATGTTATCCATAACGTCCGACTTCCAGAACGACATAAGGGGATATAGGCCTTCCTCCTCGGCCATTTGCTGGGCATTTTGTGCAACAGATCTATTAAGCATTTTAATGAAAGGAGAAGGACTAACACTATAAGCATAACAAGCAAGCCTAATGAGTGTTTCATCACGTTGAGACCAAAGGCTTTCACCTGATGAATTTTTGACATCGAATGGTTTCATCCCGCCGGGTAAAAACCGGACTTTGGATTTGAGTTTGAGATTGCCACTTAGCATCGCGTCCATATGCGCTTGGTACATGGCAATTTGGCGCGGCGACCAAGTGTCGGGCACTGTAACTATAAGGTCGGGGATTGTTCCTTCGGCCCAGAAATCCAACTGGTAAAAAGTTTTCCGAACTGCTTCGCTGGCTTCTACGAGGATTTGTTCTGTGGGGGGATAACCAAAAATCGGAAGATCAGGACGAGGTCTCATGGGCAAATACATGAGTTCGCTTTCGTCCAGATCTACCATTGGTAGACCTTTTATTATTTGCTGGAAGGCAGGCTGCCGTCTCAGATATGTCATACCGTCATCTGATAGTTCCACTACACTATCAGGTCTGCGTCCCGCGTCGTCAATTAGGGGGAAAATAGTTGCGCCGTCTAGGACTTCTGCCTGTAGGGGACGCCCCGCACGGTCGCGAGAAAAGTAAATGCACGGGGCATCCAAGATCAGCAAGTCGTCGGTGAATTTGCGGCACCACTGTGAGTATTTGAGTTTTCCATCCGGGCGGCGGAAGAACTCCTTCATTTCTTTTACGGCCGGGGTCTGTAGTCCGGGTTTATCTATTCGTTGAATGGTCCAGGGAATACGCAAGAGTTGGTCTTGGCGCGTGGCGATGATGGTGGCCAAAACGCCCCAAGTTCTAGCCATGCCCCTCAACATAGCCATCAACTGCATCCGTTGTGGAATATAATTAAGGTTATATCCCACAGGGAAATCCCATTCCCTGGGTCTGTTAATGTGCGGGGGGCCAAACGGATGTACGGGTTCAAATGGTGAGAACCAGTTCTCCGCCATATCTACATCTGAGATGTATGGCGGGGGTTGGGTGCGCGCTTCGGAATTATATTTGGACTCAGGACTTCCAACTGGGGCGGGCAGTCCTGGAGCGTAACCGGGCGGGTTTGTGAAAAATCCGCGCTGATTGGGACTTACGGGCGTGGATACTCCACCTCTCGCGGGCGCCTTTTGTAGGCCCGCTCCGCGGGCCATTCTTTGTTCTTGTGCCCATTCCTCATAAGTCATAAATTGCAAAACCTCTCGTTACATTGTGACATTGGTGTAATTTCACCATTTTTAAAGTAACACCGGCCACACAACAATAATTCACCTACAATAAAGGGTTGTGGATGTTCACATTCGTTAGGGCAATGGTAATGATCTCGCTCATTATTCATGATTGTAGGACTTGCCCACCAGGGTTGTTGGGGTCGATGACCATTTCGGCCACTTTTTTAGTGTTTTCCAAGGCCTTATTGTGCCGTATCTCAAAGAGTTTTTTCAGTTTCTTTTCAATCTTTGGTGGCAGGTTTAGGATTTGGCATTCCGAAAGGGGAACAGCCTTTAGGGTGTACTGACCTTCTTTGTCCATCCAGGGGACTATGGCTTGGGGGCCGTTTTTGCCAGGGCCGTAACCTACGATTGCGGTTTCTACGTCGCCGACTTTGCATAAGATCATCATTGCCTTTTAGATCCTACCATGTCCAAACAGTAAATAAATAATTAATATTAGGAGTAACAGGCCGCCAATGCCAAATCCACCCCCGTAACCCCAACGTGAGTATCCAAATCCACCCCCGAATAAAAGAACAATTACCAGAATGATAAGTATCAGATCCATTTATGATCGTAGCCCCGGCATGAAGATAAAAATGCCCAGTAAAAGGACCGCAATGAAGGCGAGCCAGTTACCGGCCCATTGGAATTGTGTGATCTGTGGGACCGGCAACGAGGCCAAGAACCACAAAAACATACAAACCACAAACAGGATTTCTACGATCATTGTTTATGTTTCCTCGACGCTCAGTGCTGACGCAGCTTCGCGCATCGTGAGACTTGTGGTTTCGAATTTGGGGGCGCGAGGATTTTTAATGATGGTCTGGGGCCGCTTGACCCTATTCACGCCATTAGAATAGCACTGAATGTGCCATATCTCAAACCCATCCGATACTTTATTGAGATCGTTTATGGGAGTGTGACATCCGGCGCAGTAGTTCTCCACACGGCCATATCCGGCAAGTGTAGAGGTGTATAGGTCGGTTAGTTCGTTGTCGAAAATGTCTAAATCTTCAAGTTTTGTTTCGGGTTCGGGGGCCAGGAGTTGCATATCCTGGCGCGGGTCTTGCCGTTGGCGCTTTGCCTCATCTGAATAGTATTTTATAAGGGATGCGGCGGGGGAACTGACACTTAGTTGTTCCCTAGCAAGTGCCAATGCACACACGCAATCATCATAATAGCCCTCGGGTGCAGAATATCTGACTCCGTTGGGCATAGTTACATATTCGTAACTATCAAGTTCGGCGCGTATGGGTCCGTCAGGGAAGGAGATTTCTCGTCCTTGGATACTTACGGCTAGGCCTTCCATAAGTTTTTGTTTGCCCACGGATGAAAAATGATACCCTTTAAAGTTTCCATGTTCGTGTTGCAGTTCTTCAAGTACGGGGTCGCCCACTCCGGTACTGTCCACCAATGCAGGCGTGTCTTCGCCCACGATCCTATGTATGCGTTTGATACTATCACGCCAGGGTACATCCCGCCAGCGGTGGAACTGGGAGACAGAACCATCAATATCAAGACCAATACAAACGAGATAATCTTGAGACTTGGCGAGGTCGATACCCCACGCCGAGACTGGGCGTCCTGATAGGGGGCCGATACAGGCCTCAATGTGTAAGAGGCCAAACGGATTTCCCGCGTCGTCGGAGGCCTCCGCCATATATAGTTCTCGGAAGACCATCTCAGGTAAGGTTCGTTTTGCATCCTCGATCTCAGCCGGGTCCAGTACACCGGCGGCAATTGCATCATCTGCCGTAATGCGGGCGTAGTGCCAATCTGGTAAGTCGCCCTTTTCGGCGCGTCTTGCTAAGTCCCAGAAGAAATTTTTGCGCCCCTTTACGTTGCCAATTAAACGGCAGGCTCCGCGGGTGGCGGTAAGTGTAGATCTAAGAGCGTGCCAGGACTCTGCCTTGTTGCGACTTGCCTCGTCCATAACGGCATCGTAAACATCTTCGCCGTAGAGTGAGTCGGGGTTATCGGCCGATTTGATCCAGATAACGCCGCCGGTAAAGAGTTCAATTCGCGGCTGGGGTGAGGCATATGCGGTAAATGAGCCTGGGGTCAAAGATTGTTTAATACGCCGGTAGGCGATATCTGCTTGGGGATATACGGGCGCGATCCACCAGGCATTTTGGCCGGTCTTGTACTTGAAAGCCTTTTCTATGATCCACGCTATTGAGCCGACAGTTTTACCGCTCTTAGTTGAGGCTTCTATGGCGGAAAATCTTTCGGGACAAAAAATGGCTTGTTCTTGTTTAGGATATAAAAATGGTCGGGTATAGCCTATTGCCACTTAGAGTTTCCTAAGTCCGAAGTGTTGGGCGGGGTTCCGAATTGTCGCACGTCAGGGATTTAACGCTTGGCATATTCCGAACTGGGCGTGTAGCACGTCAGGGAATTTAATTTGAGGGTTCTGGGCACGCAAAAAAGCCCGGAGAAGCAGGGGGTGCTAACTCCGGGCCTAGTTTGCTACAGACACAAGATAGAGGCTGAAAACTCGAAAACGTGTACTACGCGCGTAGAATACACGGAGAACCGGCCCCGACCTTGCATTAAAGATAGTGTGGGCCACCTGGAAGGTCAAGTAATTATTTGTTTTAGCATGGGAGATATTGGTTTACGCCGATGATGGCGCGAAAGCGGCCTACCCTCTCGTCCTCTACCCTAATGGCGATAAATTCTAGGCCCTTGCGATGTAGGGTTTTGATAGTCCTAGGATCACTTCTTAACAGGACGGAGATTTTGGACCAGGGAAATAAGTAGCGGCCATTTATGGGAGAAATTAACGCACGGGCGTTTAGTATTCTTCGCTGTTTCTCTATTGGGACCATCAATACCAGTTGTAGAATTTCATCTACAAGGGGGATTTCGTCTTTGCTTGGCGCGGGTGGGCGCAACTTTGTGTTGCTGTACCCGTAGGCGGTATGTTTATCATCGGGATAATCTGGCCAGAAGGATCTGAAGTTTTGGGGGTATAGGTTTCGGGCGGGTAGGGCTAAAATTCTTTGGCCTGCCCATTCTAAAAAGTGTTTAATCTCTTGGGGTGTGGTGTGGTTGTGGGCCGCTAATACCACTTTGGACCCCCCTGGCCGCGATAGGACCGCGGCCAATCCATTGGTAAATTGGAAGGGGCGATTTTAGCGCGTCATACAGGTCGAGGCAAGTGGTTAAACCTGAGTTAATTAACAAAGCATTTTTTATTATGACCAATGGGGCGGCTTTGCACTTTAAGGCTTTTTCAATCACAGGGCAATAGACATTGAGAAGTTTTTCAAGGGCTTCGGGCGTGTAAGTGAGTTTGATTTCCGCGACGATTATTTCTTCATTGATGTGGATCAATGCGTCGGGTATGCACCACGAACATACCCGATCTAGGGTTTCGTACTCAAACCAGGGGTTGTGCTCAATAATTAGGCCGTGGGCCTTTAGGGCCTTTATGACGTTTTTTTCATATCGTATTCCCTGTTTTTGGGCGAGGGTTTGAGGCTTGGGCATTGGCCGCTTTAAGATTTGCGCGGCGCTGTAAATACTTTTCGCGAGAGTATTCCCCCCGCCTATCGCGGGGTTTTTGGCCGTTAATCCTTTTATATTCCCTATAATATGCATTATAGGCCTCTATAACGTCAGGGGAACGGTCGCCTAGTCTGTAGCGGGTGAGGAATGATTTTGGTTTACGAACCATTTTCTTCCTCACCCTCTTGGTTTATGGTTTTGGGAGGTTTCAAGGTCGTGCCAAAATTCAGGGTAATGTTTTGGGGGATGTTGGAGTTTGGACTTGTGACTTTTGGCGGCGCCACTGTTCTGTCGGCGGCCATAGTTGCAAGTTGGCGAAGTTCAGACGTGGATATTCTTATGTCGTCTTGTATCCCTTCTAGGCGGTCGCCAATTAGGTCTAGGGAAGTTTCTCCCACGGCGCGCATACGACCTTGAAATCTCTGCTCGTCGTCGATACTTTCTTCGTGGATCTGATCTTCATAGATAGCCATCAGTTCTTTGAAGGCGGGATCACGCTGGAGTTGATAAATTCTTTGGGGGGTGGTTCCTAGGGCTTCGGCCACAATTTGGGGGCTAAGTCCTCGGGCAAGCATTTGGGCTTGGCGTTTGTGTCGTGCAGATAGGAATTTTAATGGCGGCGGACCATTGCCCGGCAAAGTTTGCAGGGTTAGAAGGTCTTGCTCGGTAAGTTCTCTTTCGATCTCTAGGGAAAGGGTTCTTAATGCGCCGCGCTTAGGTACTAATTGGTTGGATTGGGGGGTCATGGCCGTTTCCTCGCGCTGTCATGGTATATTAACACATCTTAGCAGGGTTTAGTTGCTTATTTGTGTCTGCGCGGGTGTTTTTGTTGTTATTTGTCGCCGCCGGAGGCGGCTCATGCGGCCCACCTTAAATGTTGTGATTTTTCTCTGAGGTGTGGGAAGGGGGCTGTATACTTGCAACCCCTGATTGAGGCTCCAAGCCGGGGGGCCACAACCAGAGGTTGCAAGTTTGTAGTTTGTAGTTAGTAGTTGTACCCGCGGAGTTTCAACTTAGCACGCTGGGCAATGCGCGAGCGAGCACCATATTGTTGTTTGCAGTACTTGTAGTATGCGCGCTGCGGGTTAGGCTTGCGATGTACTAAAAGCACAATCGAAAGCGGAAGGGAAACAAGCGGTAATACGATCAAGAGTACAAGTACAAATTCATTCATTTGTTTGTACCCCGCAACCGCTCTAGTACATTGCGCGCGTGCACTACATGGTAACTATCGTCTGATCTACCCTGGCGCTTGTACAAATCAAGCCATTGTAGTTGTGCTTTGATTTGTAGATCGCGGACTTGTTCGATTGGAGTTGTGTGTTGCCAGTCCCGTACATAACCACTAATGCAATTGCACGAATAGTAGTTTGTACTTGCGGGTTCGCCTATCGTATGTAATAGGCCCGTGCACTTATGGCACAAGTAAACGCTCGTAAGCATGTGTTTGTAGCTTTCGTTTTGTAGTTGTTAAAAACAAGTAAGGCCGGGGTAGTTGTTACCCCGGCCCGACTTGTAGTTAGTAGATGGCGCGATTACTCTTCAGAGAAAAACGCGCCCATCTCCACCTTGGCAGTCTCCGTCGCCTTACCCTTTACCGCCTTGCGAGCTGCGATCAGAGCTGCAATCTCTGTCGCGATAGCATCCGCGACAGTCTGATCGACACCAGCGAGTTTCGTCGCAGGCTTGGCGGCCAGGAACTTAGCAACGTAAGTCTCGCGATCTACCCTGCGGCCAGTGTTGCCACCCTGGCGCTCAATCATGCGGATGACGATGTTGTCAACCGCGTCTTCCAGTAAAGAATACTGGGCAGGAATGTCGCGGATTGTGACGGCCGCAGCAGCGTCTACGCTGTCGTAATCGTCATTACCGAGACTGGCGCGGATAACCTGAGCCGAAAGGAACGCGGCCTGACCGGCGGTCATGGTGTCGCCTTCCTTATAGGCGCGATCAAACGGCACGTTTGAAAACGTGCGATGACCAATCGCAACCGCATTGTGCGCCGCAGCGAACATGCCCGCGATGTCTGCGCCCTCAGTTGCGGCACTGTAAACCTGCGCCACATTGCGAAGCGTCACAGTCTCAACCGCACCATTACCGTTTTTACCCTTAGCCATAAGTACCAATTCCTTGTGTCTGTGTTTAACATCTAGTCGCGATGCGCCGCGCGTCTTTAACTATGGCGAGGGTAGCGCACTATCTTTCAAGCTGCTTATGCCCGCCTGCCATCTGGCCCCGGAACCCGCCTTGGGCGGGTGCGGGGTAGAGCCCGCACCATTAAAGATAGGCATTAAACAAACGGTTTTCAACCGTATTAAACAAAAAAGTTGGCGCTCGGGCATGTTTTTTTTCCTACTCGTAATTGTGCTGGCGGGCCTGGCGGCCCACCATATATGGGGGCATAAGCCCCCATATCCCCCCGCCCATCCCCCCCGGCACCCCCGCCGGGGTCGCCCTGGATGTACAGCCTGGTATACCCCCTGCTAGAGTTAGGCCATGTTGTTGTTGAGCCGTGGACAGACCGTTTCCTATAGGACTTAGGAGAAAAAAAAAAAAAAAAAAAAAAAAAAAAAAAAAAATAAACAAAAAAAGAACTAGAACTCACACTTACAATCCCAAGCCAACCGGGTGGGCCGCTTTCCTCCCTTGACAACCCAAACATGCCCAAAGTACAATGAGACGTATATCCGCACTTATACCGGAGCGATAAATGCCCATAACATCCGACCGCGTAATGTCCATAATCGAACTTGCAACCCACACCCTAGAAATAACAGACAAATCCCAAAACCTATTCCACCACATCTACGAGGACATACAATCCCTAAACAATATCCTCACGGATGACAGAGAAGGCGTGAAAGACCTCCTACTTAGCATACGCACATTCGCCGACACAGGAATGAGACTACAATTAGATCCCAAATCCCGCGACAACCTAATCGAAGAAAAATCCCGCTTCGAAATGAACTATAAGAAAAACAACGCCCAAAAATGGCGCAAACGCCTCCAGCGACAAGGCGTCCTCCCCGCGCCAAACCACAGACTTACAAAACCCTTAACCCAAAAGGAAATAGAAATCGAGGAACAACTAAAAATCCAATGGCACGAGGCCGAGACTGCAACCCCCGACCTCGACCTCTTATCTGAACCAGAACCAAACGGCCAAGATCACGAGCCAGTCCCCGACCAGCAACCCGAGGATTGGGAACGCTACGAGCACATTGGCCTAAAAAAGAAGGAAAGCTAAAATGACAAAATACTATCCCAATCACCGATTTGGCCAGCTAACCCTAAAAGAAAAATTCGGAAACCGTGCCATCGTAGTCTGTGATTGCGGCAACGAAATCGAAGTCTTTATGAGCCATCTAACACAAGGTGGAAAATCCAACTGCGGCTGTGACAAAAAATCCATAATATATTTCATCCAAGTCCAAAACTATGTAAAAATTGGACGGGTGGGAGACAATCGAGAACTTGCCAATCGACTAGGCGTAGTACAAACAAACTGTCCCTACGACGCCGAACTAATCCGCACAATATCCGGCGCGCGAGACACAGAAAAATCACTCCATAAAAAATTCCAATCCCTCCACAAACAGGGTGAATGGTTTGAGTACGATCCCGAAATGTTAACCTACAGGCCAGCCGCGAACTCTGAAACTTAGAAACTGGTAAGTCGAGTCATGCGCCAGACGCATAGCTCCTATGTGGAATGACCGTGGGTTGCCGCCGCGCTAACCTGCTAAGATACTAGACCAACTCTATTCACTTACTACCCTGGACTTAGGAAATGACAAGTACCAGACACCAAGTCGCCCCGGCGCTCTGCGCCCGCGATATCAGCGCCTAAATTCTATACTTACGGAGCTACAGATGCCAATCGTAAACCTCCACGCTCAAGTCTGCATCACCCAATGCCCAGAAACCAACAAAACCACCCTGGAAGTTCCCCTGAATGGTGGCCGCAAAACAATCATTCTGAATGAAAACGCTCCCGAGACCTGGGGCGCCATAATCAAAGCCGAACTCGACGCCGCCAATGCCTGGCAAAAAAAGATTTTCGACCGCGAGTTCGAAGCCAAAGTCGCCGCCGCCAACTACAAGCGCGAACTGGCCGAAAAAAAGGCCGAGGAATACTGGCCCCGTCATCATAGGATTTGGGACACTGCCGCGTCACGTCCCAACCAGGGAAAGGAATTTGCAGAAGAAAAATTCGGCGGCCGGAACCGCAACTCCAAAAAGAAAATCAAAATCTCTGATCTTCTCGCTCTGTAATCCTGAAAGGACATCCAGTGCTACAGACCCTAACCCTCAAGTTCGACGGCCACTGCCCCACAACCAGAGACTACGACCGCCCCACCATCCGCAAGTTCCGCGACGAACGTGCAATCGTGGAAATCTCCACCCACGACAACGGAACCCAATTCTACAGTGCCACAGTCCGGGGCCACCGAGTGGATTGCTGCACAAGTCTCAAGATGGCCATAGAACACGCGGCCACTGAAGCCGCGAATATCCAAATCAACGTCGTCACAATCAGGAACTTCCAATGAAAGCCGCAGTCGAAAAGCAAATTGCCCATCTAGAAAAAATGGTAATCACAGCCGAACGCTTGGCCGACAGTACCAATCCAGATACCGCCACCAGATACGAGCAGGCCATAGATAGCCTGGAAGCTGCAATCGCCGCCTTACAGGAAATTCCCGCCCTCTTTGACAACTAGCAGCAGAATACCCCAGATCGGAGGTTCTGGGGTCCGTCCGTAGGTTCCGTATCGGCGCTGATGAAGCAAACGGAACAGAAAATGAGGCTACAGACTATGGAAACCAAGATGGTACTGGTGATAAAAGCCAGAACAGAAGCCGAAGCGAAGCATTTCGCCCAGGCTCACAATATCCAAATCACAGACATCTGTGATATGGGTTTCAGATCCTATCGTGGCCGTACCCCTGCCACAAACGCCCTCGCAGTCCAGAAATGGTACAATGAGGACGGGGAATGCGAGCAGGGGAACGGCTATCCCCTGGGAACCCTCCTGTACTTCAACTTTGGGGTCTGAAAACATGTTAAGCACAGACGAACAACTCCGCGAACTAGAAGGCCAAATCGGGGTTCTGCCCTGGTCTGGCACTCTGCCAGAACGTACCGCCATATTGGCGGTCAAATCCTGGCTGGTCCTAAAAGGCATTCCCAAACAAAAAACCGACAACTCCAATTGGGAAAGCCTCGCCAAGTGCTACGCCATTAAAAACTACTTCAACGTAGTTGCTGGCAACCGTCCGCGCAATCCCAACTACAAAGCCGACCGCGCCATCAACCGTTCCCTACTAGAGGGTGACGATCAGGAGGCGGCTCCGCCGCCGTCCTACAATACAGACTACAACTACGACGCCATCAAAGAAGAACCCGCCCAAACCCAGGGACTTACAGCCCTGGACATCGCCCAAATCATGTCCCAGATCGAGGACAAACTCGAAAACAAGTTCTCGCACTCCCTGGACCGGATCGTAGACAACAAAGTCCAGACCCAAATCCGGCCCCACGTTGCGTCCATAACCGCAGACCTCATAAACCAATTCAACCTGGGCAAAATCAAGGTAGGCTTTTCGGACCAGGCCAAATCTGATCTGAAATCCCTAGTCCTACGCACGGCCCAGGACTTCCTTGCCCAGAACCTGCCCCCAAAAGAAACCATCATCAACATTCCACAAAAGAACATCAACGTCAATGTAGGGCATGTCCACCACGAGTTCCCGACCCTGCTACAGGCCCTATCCTGCAAGCTGCATGTCATGCTTGTAGGGATGGCCAGTAGTTCTAAAACAACCAGCGCATCAATGGCCGCGAAGGCTTTGGACATCCCATTCTACCACATGGGAGCCGCCGCCTCCGAGTTCAAATATGCCGGATTTGAAGACGGCCACGGCAAATACCACAGCACACCATTTCGGATGGCATTCGAGAATGGTGGTCTGATCCTTCTGGATGAATACGATGCGGGCATTCCTGCCGCGCAAATGTTCGTCCAGGCCGCCCTGGCCAACTACACTTGCCACTTCCCCGATAAAATCGTGGAAGCCCATCCCGATTTCATGTGTATTGCAGCCTGCAACACCTACGGCCGGGGTTCAGATCGGCAATACACATCCCGCAACCAACAGGACGCAGCCGCCCTAGACCGTTTCGTAGTCCTAGATTGGGACATCGACGAGGATCTAGAGGCTCAACTGTTTGGGGACGGTATGAAACACTACAACCCCAACGTCACAATAACAAAAACCCCCATCATAAATGGGACAAATACAATGTCGAGTGGAGAATGGGTCAGGCATGTCCAAAAGATCAGACATGCCATAAACGATCTAGGAGAACGCCATCTAGTCACAATGCGTGCCTCAGACTTTGGCGCCCGCCTCCTATCTTCCGGTATGACACTTTCCAAGGTAGAGCAAATGTGCATTTGGAAAGGCTTAAACCCGGCCACAATAGAAAAGATCCAGCACGCCGCTGGTCTAACCCAAAACTAGAAAGGACCACTACAGATGCCCCGCAATTCAAACCGTAAAGACCAGGATGGGCGCACCCATTTCTGGACCCACTTCCTCGACTGGCGCGAGTTTCTTACCGCCTGCCAAGCCCCCGCAGAATGGGGCAACGTCGAAGACCTGACCCACACCTTACAGTTGGCCAAATACGGCTGGCCAGAAGGCAGGAAACTATTCAAGACCATAACCGAGAAACTGAACCCAATGGAAAGCCCATTGCGGAACATGAAACACGCAACCACAAACGACGTTGCGGGTTATCAGCCTGACATCCAGGCCTTTTTGTCAGGTGCCCCAGACCACATGATAAATTATGGGGATCAGACCATAGAGGCGGCCCCGATCGTACAATTACAGATCAACATTGACGCCCCCGGCGCAGTCCCTGGTTCCTACATGGCAAACCACGCCGTCGCTGTAGCATCCCTAGTTGACGCCCTGGAAACCCAAGGCTACCAGTGCGAACTCAGACTTGCCAACGCCACCTTCTCCAACAAAGGCCCCAACGGCTCAACCCTCACAATGTACACCTGTGAATTTAAAAAGGCCGGCGAACCCCTCGATCCTGATCTTACAGTCTTCGCACTCGGCCACCCAGACGTACTGCGCCAACTGTTATTCTCTATCTATCGTTCCAGCAAAGAAGTCGGTCGCCGGTTCGGAAACGGATATGGCGCTCCCACAATGTCCATCCCAGAGGACTATACGGACCCGGGCGTTATCAACATTCCCCCCGCCGACAGGGAATGCCGCACAATCGAGAGCGCCTTAAGACGCATAGTCCGCATTCTAAAAGAGGGAAACTCCACAGTAGATTGGAACTTCCTCGACCTCCTGATCGCGCTGTTGGATAACCTGGCCGACAATGCAATGAAAATGCCCACCTCCACCGCCATCCACTAGACTGTAGCCAATCTGCGATCTGGAAAACCAACAACAACCAGATCGCAGCCGGGTACAATCTAAAAGGAAATCCTAAATGCCAACCCCCGATCCATCCCTAGACGAACTCCGCCAATTCTGCAACATGCTACTAATAACCGAACCCGCAGAAATGTACGAATTTGAACGTGAAGAAGCCATTTATTGGTTCGCCACCCACAACCACGGAGGCCAAAACTCAAACCTCTATGAGGCGCTCTGCACTTCACAATTCAAACCCTCAATCCTGAGCAATGGCCCCGAGGAAGGCCTTGCCCGCGAACTCTACGATCTAATGACCGAAAGTTTCGCCTAAAATGTGGACCTGGACCTTTAGCATTCTGGCAGGGATCATCTTATCCCTGTTCCTGCTAATATCTATCCACAACCACCAACAACAAGACCAAAGAAACTGCGCGACCCTACTAATACAAGGCTTTGGCCTTGAACAATGCAAAAAGGAAGGCTACAGACCATGACTAAGAAATCCTACATCCAAATCGCCAAGATCCTCTCCCAATTGCCCCAGGATATACAACAAAAAATTTTACCCCAAATCCTCCCCGTCCTAAAATCTGACAACCAGAGATTCAACGCCCAGAAATTCATCGACGCCATCGAAAACTAAAAATTTGGCGGGATCATCATATTGGTGATCCCCGCCACTTTGCCCCATATACCACCACCAACAATAAAAAAAAAAATTTATTATTTAAAACATAAAAAATAAAATATTAGTTTTGCCCTTTATGGAGAATGACATGAAACAAGCGAGCGAAGCGAGCGCCACTAACCACCAAAACAAAGACTGGTTATTCAATACCAAAAACTACAGTGTCCGCTACATTCATGGCGCGCGCATCCGCATCTGCTGCATCTATTACCAAGACCAAGAAATCCCCATAGGCTGCGCCTCGACCATTACGGATGGCAAAAACTCCACCCGCAAAGAAATAATTTCCCTAGCCCTAAGACGCGCATCGGAAAAAATAATCCAACGCAAACTTACAAACCTAAAGGAACTATTCACATAAAGGAACTATTCACATGACCTACGACCAATGGAAAACTACAAACCCCCAGGACGCACAACTCTGGCCCATAACCTGTCCCGTATGTAAGTTCAAACACTACGAACACGAACCCTGTCTCACCCCAGAACCGGAACTCGAAACCATGCTTGACAAATCCAAATGGACCGCCCACGACCAACTATTCAACGACCTAAAGTATGATCCCAAAACCAACTCCCAACCAATGACCTCCCACCGCGCCTTTACCATATGTGAGTTAGCCATATACCGCTTCCGTGACGCCCTCTACGACAAGGACGACCGCGAATACGAACTCCTAACCCTATTAGTAGATGAAATCCTATCCCTTAGAAAATCTTGGCAAGGAAAATAAACCATGAAAGATAATACGAAAGGTAATACTCTAGCCCTATACGACAGCCGCGCCCGAACCACAACCCAAAAGCGCGCCATCTACACCTCCGACCCAAGCCCCGAAAACATCCTAAAAGTCTGGGAATTGGTCCTAAAAGATGAAGTAGATCCCGAGGACGCCAAATCCTACCTATACCTAGGCAACAACTGGAAACCCCACGAAATGAACGACGCCTGCGTTGTCTTCAATGACTATTGGGCAGAATACGGCTGGTACTTAACCGTCCACGACGACGAATGGACCGTCCCTAACGACTGTGAAGAAAAGAAACTCTAAACAAGGAACCTAACGATGCCCGCCCCAACTCCAGAACAATTCCGCGCCATAATCCGCGAATACCTAAACGAAAAACTAGACGAATGGTTCATCCTGGTCCCCTACATCCCAGAGGTAGCCGCCGAACAACCAATGGCCGTAGAAATAATCGCCTTCCTTGAATGGATCAAGGAAGACTTTGAATATGTCAAATAAAGAGCACCAAACCCATGACCTACGACGACTGGAAACTCTCAAACCCCTACGACGAACAATTAGAAAACAATATCTGGACCAAATGCCCCCTATGTAAACGACACCACTGGTCGCACCTGCGGTGCGGGGAGGTAGGAAAGGAGTATGAATACGAAGACAGACTGGAAGACAAGACTAATGACTACAATGACTGCTAACCTACAGATCAAAAGGACTATCCAAATGGACGAAACCAAACTCTATTCCGGCCACACCATCACCCTAACCCCCAATTGGGACTTTGCAGTCTCCGGCCCCGAGTTCGACAAGGACGAAAGCAAATACTCCATCCAGTTCAAATCCCTAGACGCCGCAAAGGCCGAAATTGAAAAGCGTACCAGCGAAACCAAGAAACTCCAAGCCAAAAACGTCTCCTTTGAACTGAAGATCCTTAACGAAAAGGGCGAACCCAAAACCGCTACAAGAATAAACCGCCAAAACTCCGAACTTACAGGAACCCTAGACACGTCCCATTTCTATCCCAACGTGGATTGGATCAAAGAGGCTATACTACGCCAAGTCAAACTCAACCAAGAAATCCACACAATCGACCAAGCCCTAAGACCATTCCGTATGTCCAAATCCGTAGGCTACGGTCGCATGGACGCCGAAGTCTACGCCCTGAAAGTCCAATCCATAACCAAAAACTTCAACGAACTGGTCGAAAAGGCCAAATCCCAAAACAAACTCGAAGCCGTTCCCCCGAGCGAAGCGAGGGCCAACAACACCTAAACCCCAATACAAACCGCCTGAAGATTGCCGTGGCTGGCATGAAAATCCCTGACCTGGAGGCCCAGGGATTAGCGGTAGCCCGCGAAAACCTAAACTTAGGAAACCCTAACAATGACCGAGAATACAAAATCCTTTGGCGCGGAAATCAGACTTAACAGCGGCCAACTTGCCCGCGTGGTGCCCGGCGGAACCGTAGAAATCCTACCAGAACCAATCCCCTCCACCTATACTTACAAACTGGTAGCCATCCACCCCGACATGCCCACACCCCTAACCGCCCGCGCTGAAAACTACACCCAACTGATCCAATTCTTTTTACAGTTGGAACACATGGGCTATTTCCTCAACAACCTAGAACGTGTCGCGCACAGCGCAGAGGAACCCCAAAATGCAAACTGACCTAGACACTGACGAATACGACATGACAGATGAATTTGTGGAAGAATTGATGTCCATAACCTGCAACTTGCAGGCCAGCGGCGTCACAAACAGAGAGATCCTAAGTCTTCTCCGTCAACATCCCAAGTTCAACTTTGCCCTACAGGGCCAAAAGCCAGGGATAAAAGTCCGCGACCGCGAATGCCAAACCTGTAAATGGGGCTGGACCTCGGAAGTCAAAATGTCCCCCTACACCACAAACCTAAGTGGGGAAGCCACCGAACATTGCCCTATGTGCAACTCCAAAAACGTAATCTCCTGGCCCATAAAGGAACTCCCAAATGCCTGAACAGAACCCCTATGCTGGTGTAATGCCAGACGAAATGTATCGCCCCTTAACTCCTGACGAGATTGGGGCCTTTAAGGAATGGACCCACCACAACTGGCAGGAGACATTGCCGCCCAACTTCTCTACTTACCATCCTGTAGTTAGGAGCGAATGGCGGCGCATTGACAACGAAAAACATTTCTTCCAGTGCGACATCTGTGGTCGCATGGTCTGCCAGGAAATCATCCACCACATAAACATCTATGGCTCAGATACATCCGCCTGTGCCGTATGCCTGGGCCACGACACTGACGACCGCGACTACGATTCCGCAGAGATAGACCAAGGACTACCACGATGAAAACCAAGCCCCAACAAGTCACCGCCATGCTATCTGGCCTCGACCTCGAAGATGCCAAATACATCCAAGACTTCTATTCCTACGGCCACCTAGGAATGATAGTCCGCCCCGCCGTACAATACTTCGCCAAATACCTCCGCGAAAGGCCCACCCATGAAGACCAAAAACCAAATGAAATCCAAACTGAAAACCC